ACCGCCACCTGAAATACCATTACCACCATTACCACCAACAGAATTGAGTGTTGTGTTAGCGCTACCACCGCCACCACCAGCACCAGCAGTTCCACTTACGTTAGCGCTTGCACTAGCCGCGCCACCAGGAATACCCCAATAATTAGTTGCACCAGCGCCACCAGCAGTAGTGGTTCCACCAGAACCACCACCACCGAGAAGTCCTGCACCGCCTGATGCACCGCCACCGCCAGCAATTACACTGCCGTAACGGGTATAACCGCCTTGAACGCCAGCAGTACCACCTGCACCAATAATGCAAGTATTCTGTGGAACAGTCCAATTCCAAGCGACTCCACCACCACCACCTGAATTTGTAGATAGACCACCGCCACCGCCGCCAACTACAACTGCATAGACCCAAGTAATCTCAGCAGGAATTGTGACAGACCCACTAGATGTAATTGTATGGCGCAGAGTTAAACCATAAGGATTGAGAAAAGATGTTTGTGCAAGTGGCGTAAAACCATCATTAGGATTAGCCCAAGTAGATACCTGCCCTGATGACTCTCCGCGTTTAATCGGATTAGTCATTAGGAAATCCTGTTGACGTAACCTGAAACTGTAACCACGTTAGCAGTACCAGCGTAAGCAGCAACTGTATTTCCTGCGCTACCTGTACCAGCCAAAATAAGCCCAGGAATTACTAGAGTCAATCCTGACTGTGAAGGAATACTAATCTTAATATCATCATCAGGTGTTGCAGTTCCACCGTATTGAACAGTTAATAGGATTGGCCCAGTAGATGAGTTGTACGCATAAAGCCATACTTCGTCATAAACACTTGCAGATGTTCCTGTTGTGTGGATAGTCGTACCAGTTGATGTAGTTGCTACTACCTTGATTGGTGTTCCATCTGTTGCACCTGAAAAGGGTACCTTTGTAAAAGTTGCAATTGTCTATTCCTATCCGAATACTTGAACTGCTAGAATGTTTTGGTCTGAATCTACTGCGCTGCCACCGCCACCACCAGTTGCGTTGATAGTAACCGTTCCAGTACCGCCTGATGGGCTTAATGTTATGTTAGTTCCAGCAACAATTTGACTTACTCCACCTGTTTGAGCAACCCATTGAGTATTGTAGTTTGTTCCATCGATCTTTGAAAGAACTTGCCCAGCAGTACCACCTACGGGTACGCCTTGACCATTGGTTCCGTTAGTACCATTGGTACCATCAGTTCCGTTAGCGCCTTGCAGTCCAGTTAGACCCTGTGAACCAGTTGTGCCTTGTGAACCTGTAGTTCCCTGAAAACCAATTGCACCTTGCGCGCCTGTTGTTCCCTGGATACCAACGCTTTGAGTAATAAGAGCAAGTTGGTGGGTATTATTAAAGTTTGTTGTGCCTGTTCCGCCTGACTCTAAAAGAGTTACAGGGTAAGTAAAGTAACTGTGAGTGACAGATGAAGGTGTGCCATTTACTTGCCATTTTTGATAATTGGTAGAGTTATTTCTATCTTGAATGAAGAAAATATCATTATCTTTAATGTTTGCTAATAGAAAATCAATGTCCTCATTTCGGTCATTTATGTGAGATACATAAATGTTTGTTGAGTTAATTTGAGTTGAGTTGCTCCACATAATTTGACCATTATTAGGTGGTGGTGTTTGTGAATTAGCCCTTGCTACATAATCAAAAATAGATGATGAAGTGCCGCTTGCGCCAGTATTACCTTGCACACCCTGAATACCATTTAAACCTTGAATACCTGTAGTTCCTTGTACGCCTTGAATACCCTGTGTGCCTTGTGTGCCTAACCCGCCCTGGATACCTTGTGTACCTTGTGAACCTGTAGTTCCTTGAGAACCAGTAGTTCCTTGCGTGCCTTGTACACCCTGAATACCCTGTATTCCTTGTGTGCCCTGCATACCCGTAGTGCCTTGTATGCCTGTAGTGCCCTGGTTTCCTTGAGTTCCTTGAAGGCCTTGAATACCCTGAGTTCCTTGAATACCTGTAAGACCTTGAGTACCAGTAGTTCCCTGAAGACCTTGCGTTCCTTGAGCACCAACATCACCTGTGCGAGCAAAGGTAAATAAAAGTTCTTCGCCATTGGTAAATGTTCCGTTACCAGATACATAGGCAACTTCTACATCAAACCAATTTGGTGCTGAATCTACAAGACCAGAAATTGTGTAAAGTGCAAAGATAGAGGTATCAAATTTCTTAGATACTTTTACGTGACCTTTGATTGTTGATGTTGAGTCATCAATTGTCTGTAAGAAATTAGAAACATCATAATTACCATCAGAAGGATTATCATCTAATGCAATGTGTGAGACTAAAGTTAAGTTAGCATTATTTAGACGAGCATAGTTATCGCCTGGATCTGCCATAGTTGTATTATTGCTATATGTATATTCAACAGTAATACCGCCAAATGAACCTTCAATACCTTGAATACCATTAAGACCTTGTATGCCTTGAGTTCCTTGTAAACCTTGGGTACCTTGAGAACCTGTGTTTCCTATTGCTCCTTGAGTTCCTGTAATTCCTTGGATACCTTGAGTACCCTGAAGACCTTGAAGACCTTGAGTACCTTGAATACCTTGGGTTCCTTGAATACCTTGGGTTCCTTGAATTCCGAGAAGACCTTGAATGCCTTGGATTCCTTGTACACCCTGTGGACCACGAGCACCGCCCTGACCAGGACCTACGATAACGGTGGTCGGTGCAGGGGTCTGCACAGTGATCATCTGCACACTACAGGTACAGGTATAACTTACATTACCGCACGTACAGGTCATATCGTCGCCTGACGTGTCACAAAGATTGTTCCACGCATGTACGTCTGCTGGTAAGTAGGGTCACCTGCAATAGTGGCCTGGATATCCCAGTAACAACGTTCAGGAAGGTCACTAGTGACGGCAGGAGAAAGAGACAGGATTAACTTACTGTTATCCAAAGGATCAGGAGTAATCTCGAACGAGGTATACGTTGAAGAACTTCCATAAGTCTTTACGATGTTTGCAGTAAATACGTAGCCGCTCACATTCATTGGGAAGTCAAGGGTAACCTCAAATGAATCGCCCTGAATAAAGGAGAAGTCTTGTGTAGGAACTGGTGATGGAACTGTTTCGTTTCCATAAGTAGGTACTGGAAGATAGACACGAGACTTGTAAGAGCGATCGTCAATTTCCTTAGGCTTAAAGATTGGGACATAGTGATCTGTCGTCTTGGAAATACGGCGCAAAGTAAAGACGTCGATCTTGTAGAGGCCAATACCTAACTGAGAACAGAGTTCCTTGTACTGATTCTTACGGACTTCAATCATCTGCATCAACTGACGGTAACGCTCAGAGCGTGGAATCATTACGCCGTCAGGTGCGGTGATATCAATATCAAAAGATGCATCGGTGGCTAGGGCATACATAGCCAAGGTAGATGCATAGATAACAACAGGATACTCTTCAAGAGAGGCCATCGTCTGAACGCTCGCGGTACGTCCATACGCATCGGTATGGTAAGCAGAGTGCTGATCAAAGGCGGTGCTTACATACTGTTGAACTTCGGTATTGGTGAAGTATCGGTAGTAGGTTCCCGCAACAACGATTGAAGCATCAGCCACAGGGGTCACATCAAAGGTGATGTAGCCAGTCTGTTCTTCAACTTCTACACCTGCAGAGACATCTACTGCGTCGACTGTAACGATGAGGTTGACACCATCGAGGGGTGAGTAAGGGATGAGATAACGGTCAGTATCTCCAGTAGCCTCTGTCTGATAGACAAATGACTTAGGGATATCGCCAATCTCATACCGCAAACGGTCTGCAAGGGCTGAAAGTGTAGCCACGTAACCTCCGTAAAGTCTTCTGCGAAGTATCTCGCATTACATGCAAATAAAAAGGTCCAACCCCCATCTGGGAGGAGGGCGGGAACCAGATGAGGGTCGGACTACTAGAGACGTGCTGACTGTTTAGTTAGGACGCCAAATGTAGCCTAGTTCTTCAAGATAGCCTGCAAGTTGTGCAGGGACTCGGTACTTAACTCCAGCCTTAAAGGTGAAGGTGTTACCTACGCCGTAAGTCATATCTTCAATGTCGGTAATGGTACGGATAACGACCATATCGCCTGCTGTTGATACTCCTACGTTCTCGATCTCATCTAGAACAAGTGGGGTGTCTGGGTGCTTAGGATCGAATATATCCTTCTCCAGACTTTCTGCCTCAATCTGAGACGCAATAGAAATCTCATCTTTGCGCTTTTTTAGTTCTGCAGCATTCTTCTTTGTTGCTGTCTCCGCTGCGCGACCTGTTGCGTCAAGCGGACTTGTTGGTGTATTTGCCACGGTGTTTATTCTCCTAAGTTAGTTTTTTGTTGTGATGTGCCTGGGGGCCCAGGAAGGAGTAGGACCCCCAGACGACATCGATGTCTTAGTTTGTGTAAACTTTGACGATAGCCTGGTCGGTAATTACACCGAGACCCCAGATTGCGTACCATGCAAGAGCGTGCTCACGACCGAAGTCGAGAACGCCACCATCGCGGAGTTCAACTGGGAGTGAGATTGCGTGACCAAATGCGTTGTCACCAATCATGATTGATTCGTAAACTTCAGCAGCGTTACCTGTTGCTGATGTTAGGTAACCCTTTTCTGCAGTGAAATCTGCAGACTCTGGGTTTCCACCTGAACCTGGGGCTGTGTTAGCCTTAACAGGAACGCTGTACTGATCTGCTGGAACACCAACAGATGTTGAGGTTGTGTAGCCAGCGTTGATTGCCAACTTCTTAACCTGTGTTGTTTCGATGAAGACTACGTCGTATAGACGACCGATCTCACCGAGCATGAAGTTACCTGGAGCAGCGTACTTTGTAACTTCGATGAACTCTGGGTTCGAACGAATGTCACGTGACTGCTTTGGGTGTACGAACTGTACGTATGTCTCACCTAAGCGAGGGATGTTCTTACCAGCAAGGGTAAGAGCAGCATCCTTAACAGCACCTGTTGACAACTTGTGGTTACCATCAAGACCTGAGATTGATGTCGCTGCTGTTCCTTCGTTGTACCAGTCGTTAACGCCCTGGACACCAGTGCGGTCATAACCGAATACAGCAGAAGTTGCTGCAGAGAGTGTGTTGCGTGCCTGTACGTCGAGGTACTGTGCCATGTGGCGACCAAGAAGACGTGAAGCAGAAGCCATAACGTCATCGAATGATGCGTTTAGGAGGAGTTCAGAAACTGCTACTGCGTAACCGTGTTCTGCAACTGTGATTGCAATCTGCTCTGCTGTGAGTGCAGATGTTGTCATACGAACACCTTCTGTAAGGGGTGTTGGATCGACAGCGAAGTTCTTGTAACGGAGGAAGTTAACACGTAGACCAGGAGCGACGCCGAGTTCTGTCTTCTTAACAGCGAACTGTTCGAAGCGGAGGATTGGCATTGCCTGGAAAAGAATTTCCTTCGACCAGATTGTTTGAATTGCTTGGTTCAAAGATGAGTTTGAACCTGAGTAAGCGGTTGGGGCGCTTGCGAGTTGCCCTGTTCCTGTGATTGCACTTGCCATGTAGGTCAAGTCCTTTCTTAGTAGTTAGTGGGGATTACTGATCGAACAGTCCCTGACCACGATTGCTGGCTGCACTGCCAAGTAGTTTGGCTCTTTGTTTCGCATAGTCTGCCATGTTCATATCCCGAATGGAATCGGGTGTATAGGTTTGTTGTGACGAATCATTATCGAGGGGTCCTGCGGCAGGCGCTGTAACGCGTGTTCCTGCCATTTGCTGTTTTGCACTTTGCATCGCCTGTTGAACAGACGCTGAGATGCTTGCAGACTTTTCTTTGAGCGTCGCAATACTGTGCTCAACTTCTTCTGGAGTATTGCCTTGAATCAGATCGATCAGTTCAGGAACGATACTGTCTCGTTCTTGCTCCAAACGGTTCTGACGATAATTCATTAATTCTTGGAACTTGCGTTCTTGGTCTAGAAGTGCAAAGGCACGTTCTCTTTCAAGACGTTCAGTATCTAACAGAGCCTGAAATTCTTGCTCCTTCTTAGCGAGGAGTTCTTTAGCAGAGAGTTCAGATTCTTCTTGTTCTCTCTTTAATGCTTCCTGACGAGCATGCTCTTCAGCAATGCGTGATTCACGCTCTGCTTCCTTAGCGGCCTGCTCTTCACGAGCCTTCTTTAAAGATGCTAGTTCTTCCTTCATTTTTTCCATCTGAGGATACAACTTCGCCTTCTCTTGTTCACGAGCCTTAGCGATGTCGTCTGCGCTGTACACAGAATTTACCTCATTCTGAAAAACATCAGTTGCTGTTGTCTCCATTGCTTCCACAATCTGTGGAGAAAAAAGATCAGCATTCGTTACTTTATTGTCAGTGTCCATAGGGGTTCACTTATCTTTCTTAGGTCGTTGTCCGAGTGCCTTGCGGCGTATCACATTGTGGTTGTTACGAGATAATTGCATTACATTTCAGTGCTTTTGTCTCGCTATATTCTGATTAATAATCAGAAACTTATTCCTTGCCGACATTTCTCCTTAGTGGAATTTTCGTTCCATAGGCGTCAGTGACAAGTTTATTTCGGATCTCGGCCTCGGCCTGCTTCTCGATTCCTTCAGTCTGTTGGCTGGCATCGTTCATTGGGTTCTCAGGAGATGGCTCACCCATCATTCCGTCGCCCATAATGTCCCCATCACCCAACTGCGTTGGCTGCATAGGGATGGCTGAATTGCCGTCAGGACCTGGCATCATGCCAGTCATATCCATGATCTGCTTCTGGATCTGGACCTTGATAAGTTGTAGGGCGCCATCAGCCTCAGCGTCAGCGATAAGTTCCGCACGAATCTCTTCGAGTTTCTCTTCTGGGAATTCCTCACCAAGAGTACGGAGAGCGCCTTCCTTAGACTCAAGGCCCATACCGAGTTTGGTCTGGATCTCATTGAGCGCGATCAACTTATCTAGTGGGAGTGGCTGTGGGAAGTGAGCGTAGTTTATGTAAGAAATAGGATCATTTGGATCTAGAACAGGTAGTTGACCTTCTTTAATTGGGCCATCTACTTCTGGGTTGTAGATCATCGTCTCTGGTTCCTTGAGGAAGAGAGTACGAAGAGCGAGTTCATTGATGTACTCAATGCCCTTGCCGTATTGAGCAACCTTCTGTGAGTAGCGGTTCATCAGTGGCTGATACTGAATAGAGAGAGCAACACCTGATGTATTAGAGATTGCTTGAACCTGACCCAGTGCGGTTTCTGGGATGTTCATTACTTCATGCATTGAGCGCTTTAATAGTTCTAGGTACTTCAAGGCTCCGTCAATGCCTTGTGCACCGCCTTCTAGGTTGAAGACTTGAGCATCTTTTGGAAGACCGCCCCAAACCTTCTTAGCGCCTTTTTCTAGGTTAGAGGCTTTAGCACCCACGATTACCGTTACAGGTGATGCGTGGTAGTTAATGATGTCTGCGACATCAGTGCTAATTTCGTTATATGCACGGTTGATAGTGATGATGTCGTGTGCGTCCGAGAGACCCCACGGAGAACCAGATACTGGCACATTTGGAATGTGCACCACAGGAATTAATCCAAGTGGATTTGGGCGAGAATCAATCAACTCATCGTTAACGTATTCTTCAATTACGTCATCAGTAAGAATTTCAGTGTATGTAAATACTTGACGTGTACCTTCAAGAGATGTTCCCCAGAAACGATACTTCTGCTTGAAACGCAATAGGCGTGAGCGATCGTGTGGGTGGAACTCAGGGAAACAGAATGACGAGTTCATTGGAAGAAGGCGAACACGACCAGGATGGAAGTGTCCAGCGGTATCTGTCCATGGCTCTTCATAAGCAATCTTTACAAAGCAGTCGCCTGTAATTCCGCCCTGTTGACCAATCTCAAGTAGAACACGCATCTTGTCGTTGTCTACTTCCCAGATACGCTCTAGACGATCTGGAACGATTGCTTCTGTAGCCTTTGGTGAACGGAAGTGAATGCCGCTACCAAATGTAAAGCGTGAAAGATAATCATTGAATGCACGGTAGTAGTTAACAGCGATTTGCATTTCGCCTTGTTCTCTACGGTAACCCCAGTGATGACCTATTCAACCCAGGTACATCGCCCAGTTGAGCGAGTACCTGTTTAGACGTGGACCGTGAACTTCGAACTCCTCGTCGGCTAATTCAACCAGGCCAAGTGGAGAAATTGAAATTGTTAAATCACTTGATGCTGCTCTATAAGATGGGGGAGAGAAATCTAGGAAAGACATACGTCATGCACCTCCAATCCGTCTGTGACAGGCAAGGTATGCGCCTGGGTAGCACGTAATGCTCGTACTACAACAGCAATTTCATTTTTCTTTTCATCAGTAAATGGATGGATTGATCCTTTGCGTCCATTGCAATCTTTGCACGCTGGACGTAAATTAGAAAGAACATGTGACCCACCTTTTGAAAGAGGGTGAACATGGTCCCACTGAACTACATCTAACTGTATTTCACAAATCCAACACTGGTTGTTGTACTGGTTGAGGATCTCGTCCAACACTGTTGCAGTTATTTTTTCAACATCAGAAGTCCAAAGAGCAGCACGTTTTTGACTGCGTCTAGCCTTGTTTAGTTTAACTCTATAAGCAGAAGTTTTAGATAACCCGTGAGTAGTCATTTGTGCTTTTACTACTTCGGTGTGGATACAACCACACGACGAAGTGTTACCATTTTTTACAGTGTATGATCGAAGCATTACAGAGGTACCGCAAGAGCATTCAAACCTTTGAAAACAACGATTCCGTCCATCTGGACGAACACGAAGTTCATAGTCTGTCGTTGCTGTTAGGCGGCCAAAAACAAGACCTGCTTCAATAAGCACAGGTTGTTTTCTCACAGCCACAATACTAGCAGAGGTCATTTGTCCTTCTTGCCGCTCTTCTTAACATCTTTTTTCTCTTCAAGATGTTTTGATTTTTCTTTATCTTGCTTCTTCTTTGCCATTGCAACCTTGCGTGTGGCTTCAGTTGTTTCTACAAACTGTCCACCAGATTGAATGTACTTCTTATGCACCCAAGCGGATGCGCCAGGGTTTGGGTATGAGGAGTACTTAGCCCGCGCCATAGCAACAATGGTTGCATACAGTTTTGGGTTTGCTGGTTTTCTCATATCTCCTCCAAAGATAGCCTTATTGCCCCCACACTAGTGTAGGGGCAATAAGGCGTCAGTATTAAATTAGTCGTTTACGACTGTTGCGTTTGGACGCTGCATGCGTCCGCCTGAACGAGCAACTGTCTCGATCTGAGCAGCAGAGTAATCGTTCATTGTGCCATGTGCGAACTCACCAAGGAATGTTGGTGCTTCAACCCATGAGGCAGACCCAACGTGTGCACGCTCTGAAAGAGTTTCAGCAGCAGACTTCTGCCACACTGGTGCATTACGGTTTGGACGTCCTGGTGCAACTGCTGAACCAGACTGCATGCCCTTGATGAAATCATTAGGTACATCTGTGTCTGTAGCGACGCCCTCTTCAAAACGAAGTGGTCCGCGACGTGATTCGTTGCCTGCACCCTTCATCTCGTACATGTGTGGGGCACGCTCTGGAAAGCGAGGTGCTGGTGAAATTGTCATATTGACTCCTTAAGGATATTGGAAAGGCCTTTTCCTAGGCAATAGTTTCCACCCTTTTTGCTTGTTTGTGTGGTTGAACTAGAAAAAAGGATTGCTAGAGGCTACTACTTCTGGCATCACTAAGTCTTGAGTAAGAGAGCATGCAATCGACAAAGAGTCTACAAAATCGTCGTGGGCGTAGTTTTCATCAGGGGCAGCGACTAAGAAGTTAGGTCCTTTGTACTGGACTTCGGCATCCGTCATCTGTTGATAGAAACGCTTCCAGGTTCGAAGTCTGCGTGTTTTTGCATGGGCAGGCCACGCAAGCATCTTTCTCTGAATCAGCGCCTGTAGATGCTTCCATCGCTTGGACTGTTCAGAAGGACTAGAGGTTACTGGCATAACTTCGGCTCTAGGAAGAAGAAGTTTTAAACGTTGAGCAACTGCGTCACCTACACCGTTAGCATCTACGCCAACAGCGAGTACATCGTAGTTACTGAGGAAGTTAACGATCTGGAAGTATTGTTCTTCCCAATCGTCTCCCTGCATCTCTAGCCAATTAAGAATACGGTGATCAAAGTAACCAAACTCGTCAGGACGATCCCAATCAACCCAAACCACAGTAACGACTGTAGAGTCAGTTTTACGAGCAGGGTCGATGCCGACAACGACTGGGGTTTTATGCCATACCTTAACCAGTTCTTGAGAAGTGTCGCCCAACTCATCCATAGCGCTCGAAGTAATAAACATGCCTCTTTCAAGAAGCCATTTGCAGTTGTAGGACATTTGGAACTCATCTGATTCCTCACCGATGCGTAGCATCTCTTTCTTAATGAACTTCTCATAGTTCGGGTTAATCTTGGAAACTTCTTTCCAGTCCCACTGGTAATGATTCTGACGATTGCCTCGTGTTGTTTGGCGTCGTCGATTCAGTTGGATTGATTTGTAAAAGTTGTTCTTACTTGTAGTTGGAGTACCTGTCTTAACCATAGTTCCTGCGTAGTAAGCAAGCATAGGGCTAATAGATTTTGATACAACAAAGTCGTCAGCCTCCTGACATTCGTCGATGATAATGAGATGGAATGACTTAGATTCAATTTTGGCTCGTGGGTTTGCCGTCATCATTGTGATGGTGGAACCTGATTTCTTTAACTTAATTTGGCGTGTTACACCACCCACACGGATAGCGGCGTCATCAATTTCAGCATCGCCCATAATCTCTACAGCCCGCTCAGAGGTAAGGCGGTTAACAGTTCTGCCATACAATGTTTCGGCCTGTGTCTCTGTAGGCGCAAATAGACCTACCCATAGACCGTCTTTAAATTTACCGAGAAGATCGGGGTATAACTTTGCAAGACGTGGCAAAAGCACCATGAGTGTTGACACGGTGTCTGCAACAATCTCTGACTTACCTGACTGACGAGCAGCAAGTGCTGTGATCTCTTCACCGTCGTTGATGATCACAGACTCCATGATGCGACGAGCCAGTGGCTTTTGATACGGGTGAAGATCATGCCCCACAAGAACCTTGAGGAAGTCCATCATCTTATCGATTAACTTGTCGACGAATTGCTGCGACAGTTCATCAAGTTGTTCGTCAACTGGATCATCAACAGGCTTTTCGTCATGCTGATAAAATTCGGGATTTATCTCCTCAAATTGATCTTGATCAAACTCAGTTTCCATTTATGAACGTTTCTTTAGTTCTTTCGCAATCGCATAGAACGCTTCTGCGCCCATGAGTAGTTCGTCAAGATCGGCGTCACTCTGATGTTTTTGCCACCTTGTCAAGTTCTTGCCCAATATAAACATCGACTGCTCCATCCATAAGATCAAATCTGGAGTAGATATCTTGGCGACCCGCTTCTCCACCCGTGTCTGGGGCTGGAGTCCATCCTGCTTCTTCCGTAAAATCATCGTATGTCACATCCCGTCTTTCTAGTGCGCCGTTTAATGCTTCTTCTTCGTTCTTCATTCCGCTCCACTTACCTAGTACTAGTGCATGATAATTGGGCAATCGTACTATGAAAGGTTCAGAAGTTCTATAAGGCTCTTCAATTTCTTGTGTCCATCCCTTAACGACAACCTTAGTGCCCCAATCGTAAGGGAACTTGGTGTACTGGATGAAATGATTTGGTCCGATGTTGTGTACCTTGGGCATGTCACGGTTTCTTTGGTTTAGGGGGCTTTCCTGGTCGACCCTTAGATTGTACTTGAGTTGCACGTGCAATGCGATAGAAAGCCCTACGTGCAACAGCCGAGATTCCAGCAACATCTGCTGGTCCACGAGGCTTGGAGTCTAAGTAACTATAGATGTAGCGGCCCTTAGATACGCGGGCCTTAAATGCTTGCCACTCATTTGGATTGACGTGGTAGTAGTTGTAGAAGGTTCCATCACGGAATACAACTGTAATTTTTTTATCGGCCTTATCGTAGCCAGCCGCCACTGTTCGTGGACGTTCAGGATTGATCGTAGAGGTTGGGACTAAGGTTAGTTCTGCTGGTGACTCATCTTCCATATCTGGAATATCACCATAATTTTCAAACTGCTCGCCCGTTGTTGGGTCGTAATACTCAAGGGTGCTCTTGTCATCAATAAGAGAAATGATCTCATCAAACTCGCCGTAAGACGCAGCGGCTGGAACGCCACCAAAATCGGGGCCTGTAATCTTTGCTATGCCAGATAGTTGCCTTGGACCAAACTGGTTACCGATAGCACGGTTTAGTTCGTCCGCAGACGGTGCAGTTCTCTTTTGACCACGAGCGGCTGCACCGCCTAACGGACGTACCATGTTTTAACTCCTAATTAGGATGCTGTTGCCCAAGGTGTGATTGTCACTGCTGCACCTGGTGCTGTGTTGTTTGCACCTGCTGCAATTGACTGTACTCGGATTGTTCCTGCTGTACCGCCAAGAGTTGCAGTTGCGTTGATACCTGTTGTGTTTGCAACAGTAAAGCCTGAACCAGAAACTGTAATCTGGTTTGAGGCAACTGCTGTAACCGTAAATGTACCAATTGCGTATGCTGGAAGGTTTACTGGGTTTGCTCCAGCAGGTGTTCCTGCAACAAGGGTGACTTTAGTTCCAACTGGGTAGTTGGTGTTTGCACTGGTTGCATAGATGTTTGCAACTGTTGCGCTTGTAGCATCGAAGCGAGTAATGTCTGTACGAGCATTTGCTGCTGCATTTGCGGTTGTTACTACCAATGAAGCATCCTTCATTGCATCTTGTGCAAGTGCTGTTGTAAGTCCAAGTACTGAAGGTACGAGTACGTAGTCAACTGCATCTCCTGCTACATCTTCACCAGCAGAGTTTGCTGTGAATTGTGGGTATCCGCCCCATCCTGAAAGAGCGATGATGTGGTTATCTGCTTCTGGGTCTAGACGACCTGCTGTTGTGTCTGGGCGAGCATCGTTTGGTTGAATAGGGAAGTTTCCCCATACAAAGTCAATTGCGACCTCTCCTGCGGAATCTAGGAGATTCCCGTTGTTATTAGTAGCCATTTATTTCCTCACAATCATGATTGGTTAGTTCAGTCTCTAAAAGTACTTCTTCGCAAGCCCTGCATTTGAAGAAGCGTACATCGTCTAATCCAACGTGTAAGGAATCCGAGTGTTGATCGCCGAAATCCATCTGAGGTTGGGCTAGAACTTCAGGCGGAAACGGTCCTCTAGGACTGTGCGCTCCCGATGGTACAGTATGACCCTGCACCGCGAACTTGCGAATTAACTTCATTCTTTTTCAGACTTTTTAGCAGCCTTTTTTACTGGAGTAGGTTTTACAGACTCTTCAACAACTGCCTCTGCCTCTTCAAAAATTGGCTCTGGTGTTGAGAGTTTCTCCAGCATCGATTCTTCAGCAATCTCCATAGACTCAGTGATCTTAAGGAGACCTGCTTTACGCTGTGGCTCTAAAAAGCGTGGCAAATCTTTACCACAATAAAAGATTGATTTATTCTTTGTAATTTTATACTCAAAGAGAGCATCATTAATGCAGTTAGCGCACTTCATGGGGACTACTAACGCTTTTTACGCTTTGGCTTTGTTCCAGGAGCAGTTGGGCTCTTGGACTTCTTTGGGTAAGCCTTCGTGTGCTTTACTGGGATTGTTGTGGTTTTTTCCATTTGTGGTTCCTCCGTTGTCGGTTCTTGTGTAGGTGTAGTAGGTGGTGTCGAGGCATCAAAAGGTAGTTGATCTTGAACCCAGCGTCCGCTCGTATTAGGTTTTTCTGGTTGCTCTTTTGCCTTATCGTGTGCATCAAAAAATTGTTGTGCCCTAAATGGTAACTCAATATTCGGAATGTGAGCCCGCTTGCCCATCCATGGCGCAAAACTCTCCGTCGTTATCATGGCTCTATCTTCTCGTACTCTTCTTCAGATTGTGAGGTATTCGTCAAGCAATTCTCGATAGCGATCAGGCGCTCACCCATCTCAACGAAGGCCTCCATCAACTTCTCTTGGTTTTGGTAGAGTTTATCTACTACGTCCTTCGTTGACCTGCCGCCGTTATTACTAAGTTCACCGTCAAGTTTGTTGAGTCGCTCCATCACACCTGGAGTGGCGTCACGTCCTGGCTCTTCTGGCTCACCCTCCCAGTCCCGCATGAAGCGTTCCATCCACTGCATGAAACGCTTAAGTTTTTTATAGAGGGGACTCAAGAGGACTCCTAAACTAATGAGAGCACCAGCGACAATGCCGAGGGTTGTAAAGAACGTTGTCACTGGTGCTCTCTCTTAATTACTTCTTTGAACCAAAGCCGTATGATGGGTCTTTTGGATTAATGAACTTTGCTGCTGGACCGATGATGCCTGCGATAAACGCATTCAACAGAGTCTTTGGGTCAGTAACTCCACTCATGTAGAGTGCAGCAACTGCCGCAGCACTTGCACGAAGCCAAGTTGCTCCTGCAGCCTTTAGTACGTTGATATCCATATTTCTCCTAACAAGATGCCCTTCTCAGGGAAAATAATCCCTTATTCGTCTCGATTACGCAGCGGATACGTGATCAACCATGCGGCAAGAGTGCAGAGAATTGCATATCCCACTACGGTTTTGGCACTTCCATCAAGAACAACCCAGGCAATAAACATGCCGAGGAGAGTCCATAGTTGGTCAACCATATCTTTTAGTACCTTCATTGATTTTCCCTTCGTCCTGCATTTGAGTTCCCGCTACTACTTCCCCCTGTAGATGAACTTGATGTTGTGGTCGCAGCCGTGGCTGCTGCACTAATCGCAGCACCTGCAGCAACAACTGTTGCAACGACTGCCTTTGTTGATTCTTCACGTTCTTCTTCAGACATGTCAGCACCGATACTGCCTAATGCAAGGAGCGCCTGTGCTGGGTCTGAAAATATTTCGCCAATAAGTTCTGCTGGATTCTCCAGCAATGTTAAGGCCTCGGCTACCTCTGCGGTGATAACAACTGCATTACCATTCTCATCAGTACGCACATCGACAGGCGTCTCAGGTGGCAAATCTGCGTAAGTAAGACCTGCTGCCTGTATATCAGCGGCAGTAACTGCTATACCCTCTGAGAGCGCTTCAGCGATCAGCGCTGTAGCCACAATCTCTTTCTCCTCTTCAGTGAGTTTTCCATCTGCTAAGGCATCAGTCACTGCTTCGTCTACGGTAGGCTCTTCCTCTACAGTAGGAGGTTCAGATGGAGACGGTTCAGGATCAGGTTCAGGAGTTGGTTCAGGCTCTGGCTCTGGCTCAGGAGAAGGTTCAGGAGTTGGCTCAGGCTCAGGCTCAGGTTCTGGGGTTGGTGATGGCTCAGGTTCAGGCGATGGCTCAGGTTCAGGCGATGGCTCAGGATCTGGAGTTGGCTCTGGCTCAGGACTTGGCTCTGGCTCAGGAGAAGGCTCAGGAGAAGGCTCAGGTGTCGGCGTTGGTTCAGGCTGAGGAGAAGGTTGAGGTTCTGGAGTCGGGGTGGGTTCAGGACGAACTACCTCTGGGACCGTTGTGGTACTAGGCGATGGACTTGGGTCAGGTGTTGGCGTTGGGGTTGGGTCTGGGATTTGTGTTTGGGTGGGTTGTGGGCTGGGTTCAGCAGTCGCCGTCGAAGTCTCAGAAGGTTCAGGAGAAGGAGAACTGGTTGCAGTTGGACTCTCGGAAGGCTCAGGAACGATCACTGGCGGCGTTGGGTCAGAAAGAAGAGTAGTTACTTCGTTAGACCAGACAGAATATAAAGGCGCTGTGTCGTGGTCTGATCGAAGTCTGAAGGTGTAATCTTTATCCCATCCACCAGTGCTAGAAAATAGTTGTGGGCTTAATACGATCGAAGTCGTGGTTGATGCAACTGCCCAACCAGCATTCCCTGGAATTGACCAAAAGACAGCGTAGCGTTCTGGGATCAAGCCAGCAGTAGGAGAATCCCAAATAAGAATTACTGTTCCGCTCTCTACTGATGCTACAAGGTTAGATGGGGGATTAATTGTTAATGCTGGGAAAGAAGACAGCACTTGTTGGGCCGCAATAAGTTCGGCTTGTTTTTGCTGCAGTACTGCAACTAGCCCTTGGTCATAAGAGGTATACGCAGGGGTAACAGTTGTTATATTTGTTACAAGGCTAACGTTGTCAATGCTTCCAGCAAAGTTACCGTTCCAGTAACCGCTGTCTGCTAAACGAAACCCAATGTCCCAACGTACCGCGGCGTCTGGCAAATCATATGTAGTTGTAAAGTTGGTCCAGCCAAACACATCACTACGATTACGTGTGTCATAGTAGTTTAATCGTGTTCCATTAGCCGAGTAGGTACGAAACTCTACTCGATACATATCAGCCTGTAGCCTTTGCCCATCATTAAAGTTGTTGTTCGACATGTCGTAGGAAAAAGTGACTTGTCTAGTTGGACTTGGAAAAGTGCCTGTTTGAAGCATGAAGTTGCCGTAGTTATAAGACCCAATAAGAACGCCGTTGTAAACTCTGGCAATACTGGAGTTCAGAATTGTGCTGCCATCTCCCATACCGATGCTTGACCAAGCGGAAGCGTCATCAAAAGTACCATTAACAACAACGTTACCTTGCCCACTAGCAGTTACTGTCTCGTGATAAACAGCGCTCTCTTTCACTGCTAGTTGAGCAGTTGCAACAGCAGACTCTGCTAAAAGAACGGCATTCTGGGCAGCAGCAAACTCAGCGTTATACTCAGCAAGAGTATACGACTGGCTTAGTGAAGCAGATGCTGGTGTTGGAAATAGTAATGGGAAAAAAGCGGAGTATGTTAGAACGATTAGTGCTGCGGATAGACGCAGTTTTCTCAAGTGTTCCCCTCGGAATACTTTAATGCCCTCTTCTAGAAGTTAGATTATATCGGCTTCCAGTTTTTATTCACGATGAACTTATCGTTTGAACTCTTTGAGTTAACAGACTCGCCTTGTACACCACGTCCACGCTGAGGCCATGAAACTATTGACGGCTCTGCTTTACCTTTTGGAGTGAAGTCAGGTACGTAATTAAAGTGCTGCTTAATACCACGACGCTGATTAACCATAAGTGGTTTGCGCTGCATCATGTGCCAAGACCGCCAATGTAACCAGCAGCAGTTCCGCCAGATCCTGTACCGTTCTTTGAAGAGGCAGGCTTTGTTCCCTTTTTCTTTTGTGAAGGGTCTACAGCGTAAGGATTTGGATTTAATGGGTTTGCAGACATTGCACCGACTGCAGATGGGTAACCAAATGTGTATCCGTTACCAACAAACCCAGATTCACGCTTACGCTTAAACCGACGGCGCTGTTGATCTTCAAGGTTAGTTCTTGTAGAGAATTGAGCAGAGAGTGGAGAAGTTGTTGGTCCAGTTAAATACTTACCGTATGTACCTTTAGGACTTCCGAATAGACCGTCACCGATCGGCATAGTTAAAAACCTTTTCTGGATCGTAAACTGCAATAGACTTTTGAATCAATGTGTACCCAAGTTCCCGTGCATGATGTCCACAGAAGTACAACTGACCAGTTAGCAGAGTTGCACGAATGGCTGCTCGTGCAGAGCACTTGTCACAACGATCTTCTGCTGTAAGTTCCTCTTCTGTTTTAATGATGGTAGTCATTATTTCCCTTCACTTGACGCTGGTCCTTGATCCCCACCAAGTGGTGAAGGACCTTCAAACTGTCGAGTTAACGGCATTGCACCCGAACTGGTCACACTAGCACCAGGATTGAACTGCTGCTTAGAAAGATTCCCGTTCATGTGCTTATTTTGCCCTCTTTATCTCTTCGTGTACGGACATAATAGGCGGATGGACGATGCTGCAAGAATTGCCCGTTATACTTGCAACTTCTGTAAAAAACGATACGTTGTACCTGATTTAGCACGAATGTGCGAGGACAAGCACTTGGAGGATTAAAATGCCTAAATATGAATACGCATGCACTACCTGCGACTTAGATTACGAAAAAGAGCGTAGCATTCACGATTCAGAACCAGAATACTTCTGTGAATCATGCGGCTACGCTCTTCAACGTGTCTACAACTCTTTTGGCCTCCAATTTAAAGGTGGAGGTTTCTACTCTAGTAGAAGTTAGTTATAGTTTGGATCGTCTTCTTTAGCGCTAGTTGCTGACTTTGTTTCAGCATCTTTTGCTTGACGCTTCTCAACTTCTACATCAGCAACTGTCTTTGCGCCCTTATCGACTGAAGAAAACGCCGCATTGATTTCATCAAGCGTAAGTTTTCCATCATCCATAAATGCACGAGCCAATTTTTCAACAACAGCGGCAACTGCAGTAAGACCTGCAACTAACATAGCCTTACCGACCGAGATACCAGCAACTGCACCAGCACCGATAACACCGAGACCGCTTGCTGCAAAGACTGCAACAATACGCATCAATACATTCTTCAGACTTGCCATGAACATATACCTGTTCTCTTTTCCCCCTCAGGATGTAAGTCTTATTATCAGTCTTGCTGGATACCAATACGTTCTAAATAGGCTTCTTTTTCGGTCATGAGGTAGTCCTCAATACGCTTTTTTTGAATAGCAACCTGTTCTTCAGTTGCTGTGATTTGTTCTGTTGTCATTTCGTGGTTTAAGTCCTTAAATGTCTCAACGGCTAGGTCGAGGTCGGTATTTGCCAAGGCAGCCTTTAACTGCGCTTGTTGCCAAAGAAACTCGGCATGATCAATTTTTCTCTGTAAACGCTTATCTTGTGTGTTAGACATATGTCTACCCTATCAGAAAGTTAATGAAGCAGTTTTTGCGCCCTCATGCTTAGGAGGTTCTTATTCAATTGTGTGACTAATCTAACTATAAATTAACGTGATTTACATTACAAAGGGTTACTTATATTGCTCTTTGACCAAAAATGGGGCAGATGTGTTGGCATCTAGTTGTGCAGCGATCTCTAGGGCCTTGAGAGGCTTCGCGCCCGCGTGAAGGGCGCCGATAGCGTAACTAGAGCCAGATCCGACCCCGTAGATGCCGTCATCGCTCATACAGATAGAGCAGTCGTCTGCAACGTCAAATACCTCGCCACCGATAGCAATGAGAAAGTTAAATCGAGAATCATTGACTTTTCCGTCGCCTTTGCCTTCATTAAAGTCATATCCGTTATCTGTCAAACACTGTCTAAGATGTGGCATGACTTTGGTAATCATAAAGTGATAAATATCTTGACGATCTTTGAGAGTTGGCTTTGGTGGCTGCCAAATGTGTTGAGCAATATCACAAGGTCCGATTTCACCAGAACCTGCAATGAGGTACTCACCACGCTCTGTAATCTTCTCCATACGTGGATGATGGTAGATGCGACCGTTATCACCTGTAACTTGGTTATCGGCAGCAAAAACTACTTTGTCCGTGTATTGGACTGCCACGATCGTTGTCATATCCACCCCTTCAATAAAGAACCCCCCAAGGATACCATCTGGCATCCATGGAGGGTCTTAAGGTCGGAAATGTCCGATTAGAGGAATTTGATCAATTCTGCCCAAGTCTTAGGGCCGACGATGCCGTTTGAGTCCACAATGTCGTGATTATCCTGAAATGCGATGACTGCCTTCTTTGTGTGAGGGCCGTAGTCGCCGTCAGCCAAGAGGCCGAGAGCCCTCTGAACGACCTTGACGCCCTCACCCTTAGCGCCAGGCTTGATCTGGCCTGGGAATGCTGGAGTCTCTGGTGCTGGGATCTTGGCGGTGACTTCGTTGCCCTTGTAGTTAGGGCGACCCCAACCGACGATAGAGACCAGAACCTTCTTCTTGTTGGCCTTGTACGCACGTGTCTGTGCACATACCTCGCCGCCATTGCGCTGGCTGCCCTTCTTCTTGCCTGAAGTGTTACCTTCGATAGTCAAGACGACCCCATCTGAGTCGATACCTGTGCAGATACCTACGTGCGAAATTCTATCGACGCCGTCTCCTGGGAAATCAAAATACAGGATATCGCCTGGCTGTGGTGATTGACCGCAATCTGCCTCAAACCATGTTCCCATCTTCTTAAATGCTGCAGCACCTGCCACAGTAGAGACTGTATTAGGGATCTTTACACCTGCTTGATGAGCACACCAGTTAACAAAACTTCCACACCATGCAAGGTAGTTAGCCTTTGTAAAGGCGCCGTACTTGGTCTCGTTATCCTTTGGACCTTCGATTGTGCCAACCTCTTTTGTTGCAACTTCAATGATTGCTGCTGCTGTTCCTTTTTCTGCCATGGTTATCTACCTTTCCTTGGTATGAAGTGATGATGCTCGTCATCGTTCTTAAATTCGCCGTTAGCATGAGCCTCGTCGTGTAACTTGTCCCACGCCGCATGATCATGCTGTGAAGGACCAACTATAACGCCATTGGCATTTATTGGCGCACCTTTATGCATACTAAACATGTGTGATCTAATGGACCACCCAACTTGTTTTGGAACCCAGCGCTTCTTCTTTGGAGGCTGTGCTTCCGACATATTCTCTTCTGTGTTAGCAGCCATTGTTTACCGTCCTCGCCCTCTATCTGCCTGCTTTTGAATTCCGCGGTTCTTTTCAACATTGCGCTGCTTGGCACCAATCGCTGTCTTTCGTGCAAGGCCGACTAATTGGTGGAATTGAGAATTGTTAGAGGTGATAAGCCCTGCAATGTGGGCCAAGTTCTCATTGTTGGTAGAGACACCCATGTGGGTCAATCCAGCCAAGAACATGTTGGTGCCGATCTTCTTAGGGTGGTTACCTAACTCTGCTGCAATCGCTGCACGGTGGTCGCCTGGTGTCTTTGGCAAGCCTTCGCCTGTGCGAGCAGGTGTGTTTACACCAGCAGCAGCGGGTGTAAGGAAGCCCTGAAACTGAGCACCAGACACTAGCGTGGTGTGTGGCTTTGGGTTGCTGGTCATGTGGTATCCCTCTTCGGCTTTCTCCACTCATCATGTACTACAGGAACTAACATATTAGGATCTATATCTGCGGCAGCGGCTACACGGTGATGGCCTTCGCTGAGTTGATATCCTGCAGGCCAATGCTTACCCCCATCAAAATTACGACTTAATTCTACTGGCTTTCTGACACCTTCTCGTTTGATCGAGTCATAGAGAGATGCGCCCTTGCGTGCGCGGGTAGGAAGATATCTAGCATTTCTAATGGCGCCAGTCTTTGCCTCATATAACTTCTGATGCCAGAGGCTCTCCATATTGTCGCCACCTGGGTCTGCAGAGTAGTTGACCATGGACTTGATCTCCCCTGCCTTCATGAACATGGGTAACTGTTCCCATTGCTGAGAAGAGAGATTATTTTCGGCGCTCATTTTCTAAACTTCACTCTCTCTGGAAGTTTCTCTCCAGTTGACTTGGCCCATGCATCACCTTGGTCACTTCTATCTCCTGAGTGAACTGGTGCTGGTACACCTGTTTTTGCTGCAATATCCTTAGCGGCTTTTAACATCGCTGTTGCCGCTTTCTTTCTTCTGGCTCCTGGAATAACATGGACGTCTAATATCTCGCCCGTGTTAGAGTTCCAGTGAAGATGACCTAGAGTAGTAGAAGGTTTATCTGCATCTGGTGCTTGAGATTCCAAGGTTACTCCAGCGGTATGGAGACCAAAGTTAGTTGCAGCATTTCCAAATGGCTTATCACCTGTGGGAACTTCATATCGGATATGTGGAGCAAACTGCTTAAGGTTTAAGTTTGTATGTGGGGCTGGTTGCCATCCGTGTCCCCATTCGGAGTGGAACTCGCTCACTTACTTCTCCTCGCAGATACATTTGCACGTATCTTCTGTGCAGACTCCATATTCGATCTTGTGATCGCACTTGATACAGTTAAGCATTGTGCATGTGCTCATGTCCGAAGTCGGTGTAGTTCTCACGCTCATCTGCAGGACCTGCATCCATATTTGCGTGGTCTTCATCGTGATATGCCTTAAGAGTTGCGTGATCCATCTCATGCACATCAAGTGGGTGAGCATAGTGACCAGAAGAAAGCATGTGTGCTTTCAGTGCGGCATGATCACGCACATCGGTCGGTGCAGTACGCATGTGTGCGTCTACCTGTGCGTGGAGGCGGCCTGCCTGACTAAATGCTTCCATCGCATCAATGTCAGAACGGTCTAAGTGGATATGACTGTCTGCTGGCTTGTCGCAGCCTAGTTCAGGACAGACACGCGCTTTACCTTGCTGGAACTCTTCACCTCTGCTCATACCTGTATTGTGACAGTTAGGCTTTGGTTCCACTCGCTGTATTCGTAGCAGTTGATTTTGGCCCCATCTGCATGGCGACATTGACGTACATGTCTTTAGGCATTACTTGGGCGCCTAGAAATTGCTGCTGAGAGATCATTGCTTGGGCCTCTTTACTGAGGCTGTAATTTGATTCTGCTTATAGCGAGGGATATTCGACCAAGTCTTTTCCCAGTTTGCTTTCATTTCCTGTACCCGTGGATCAGCACTAGCGTCTTTCCATCGGTGGAAGTCTGGAGAGATAGGAGCAATAAGACCGATCTGGTCACCTTTGTAGTGTGGATCAAGTGAGTTCTCTCTAGGAACAAAGCCCCACTTAAATGATTTGCCGTAATGCTCATCCCAACTTGGTGCAGGCGCAGAGCCAGGCTTCATAAGGCTAGGTGTTACACGAGGGTCCATAGTGCGTGGTTTGTAGTTAACAAACTGCTGATCGGAGATGTTTTCTGGAGATGTCATTTGTCAAACTGCTCCAAACTCAAATTGGCGTTCTTCATCACGTCTTTTACTTGCGCCTCAACTTTAGAGCCATCCCATGCTGCCATAGGGTTCTTTGAGGAAGGAGACTTCAAACTATCTGGTTTCTCTAGTGGGTTCACTTTTTTCTCCAAACCTTCACTTTAGCATCTGGCTTGTAATGAGTAACTCCTGGCGCTTTTGAACCACGAAGTCTGTGTGCTGCCACGAGGTCCTCACCAATCATCTTCACAGCATGTACACGCACTTTCCTAGTGCTATCTAGATAATCACCAGGCTGCATGTCTCTTGCGGCAATGTGTGCTGCCTCAAATTCTGAAGCCCTACTCATGCTGGAATCTCTCTTAGTGGAGTCATTCGTCGCTCATCTTTTCTCCATAAGTGACGTAACGCTTTACGCCCTTTACTTTAAACCCTTTATCAGAGGTCACAGAGTTTTTAGTCCACCATGACGCATCGGTAAGAGTTTTATCTCCCTTTAGAGGCGCTACCTCGTATACAGGAGAGACCATGGATAGTTGATGCCATCCCTTTTTATTATCTCGTCCTCTATACCCTGTGTACATACGATCGATGACGTGGTCTGCTGCACGGTCTGCATTAGTTCCTGCCCATACAACACGATCATTACCTGGGAGGATTATTGTTCCAGGCTTCATCGTCTCTGCGGTTGAGCCGTGGAATAACTGTTGTGAGAGATTATCTTGAGCACTCATGCTGGCATTACCCTTGGAGGATTAAAGGTGCGGTTGCGGGCACGCAACTTGACTTGCGTTAATCCTTGCTCATCTTTATATTTTTTAGCAGTTTTACGAAATTGTCGGTCTACCAATACCGCAGCGCCTGGACGAACTGTTACTTCTTTTTCATTAGACCCAGGCCAAATTGCATTTTCCTTAACTGCTTTACGGCCTTCTTTTGTCTTTGGGTCAATAATTGCAGCAGGATGTACTTTTCCAACAAGCACAACGCTTTTAGTTACGTCTCCAGGAAGTCTAGGAATACTTAACTCAGAAAAGTTAGAAGCAACACTTGATTTAGATGACCAGTGCATACCAAGAGGTTTTTTAACTTCATGAGTGCCCCCTAATCCACGGTATACAGGGACAGTAAATAAAGATGCAGATAAGTTATCTTGGGCGCTCATGCTGGCATCTCTCGTGGTGGGTTGTATGTGCGCTTACGAGATTTTACATCGCCAAAATTGCGTAGTGTTGTTCTTCCTGTAACGAGAACTGGTTTACCAAAGCGAACAGGGACTTCTTGCTCATGCTCGTACTCTCCGCCTACTTCTTTTCGCTTAAGAGTACTTGTCCTAGTCTCTACAGAACTCATAGGAACATTTGCGTGATAGATAACTCGTGTAGATCCAGATTCGCCACCTTTTCGTGCAAATCCCTCTGCTACATCAGGGGATGCGCTCCAGTGAGTCCCTGCGTGCTTTGACTCTAACTTTTCTCCAGGCTTAATATACAGACCTCTATGCACCTGAAAGAATAACTCATTAGACAAGTTGTCTTCTGCGCTCATGCCTTCATCTCCCTTGGCGGATTATATGTGCGCTTGCGCGTCCTTCTCTCGCCTCGCTCACCATCTGGTAGCAGTGATGGGGGTTTCAGGCTTGTTTTACCTGTTACCAGCACAGTTGCTCCTTCTTTTACTGGAATTTCTTTTTCGTTTAGTGGATCTTGCCCCATAAAACCAGCAAAACCTCTTTGACCAAGTACTTTTGTATTGGTCTCGACAGATGAGATAGGAATCTTGGCGTGAATAATAGTTGCGTGTGTTAAATGAAATTTTGCAGCAAATTTTTTAGCAACATTCTCAGATGCGCTGAAGTGCATGCCCACGCCGTAATTAGGATTAAGATTTTTTTCTTTGATGCCTCGATGTGCTTCAAAAAATAGTTCATGAGACAAGTTATCTTCTGCAGCCATTAGTCCCACTTCGATTCATCTAGTGCAACGCCCTTGCGTTCTGCCCAGTCATTATCTGAAGAGGGCTTACCAAATGCTTTGCCACGCTTAACATCTGACATATCAGCGTGAATGACAGGAACTAATTCATCAGGGCGATGCTTGAGCCCTGCGATAAGGCGATGATGGCCATCAACAAGTTCTGCCTTCCCACCTTCATCTTGTGATTGGTGAAATATGTGAAATGGCTTTTGAATAGGTTTTTCTTTAATTGCCTTATCAAGACCGCTAAGTTCGTTCTCGCGCTGTTTCACATCGGTCATCTGGCGCACTCCGCCGTAGTAATGTGAATCGCTCAGTTCGTGAGTTGACGCAATCTCTTTTGGCGTCATAAACATAGCCAGTTGTTGCGCTGAGACTGAGGATGACATTAGTAGTCCTCCTTAAGAGCCTGACGAGCATCATGGATATTGTCGTGGTGAACCACTGGAAATAAATAATTAGGATGTTCTTCTGCTGCAACTGCAACTCTATGATGCCCACCTAGCATCTCTTTTGTTTCAAAATTTATTGGTATGCGTGGTGATTTAAATCCTTCGTGCGCTATATCTTGAGCCAAGTTACTATATTTTTCGCCGTGCTCTGCTCCACCCATGTCAGCATTAGTTACTGACTCATCATACTTTCGTTCCCATAACTCACTGTTAGTTTCTGGTCGAATCTTTTTGCCACCCCATTCTTCTGGGTCTGGCTCATCTGTGGCTCTTCCTTCACGATCACCAGGCCAAGGGCTGATGTGAGTTTGTATCTCTTTACCTGTCATGAACATAGGCAGTTGTCCTTTAGCCAAGTGTTCCCCTAAAGAGAAGTGCTTGCGTCTGCTCATGCACACAGTGTGACAGATTTTGCCGCGGTAGGGTTTTTAAAACCGACGAGGCGCTTTTTCCTTAGATGTCAAGAGACTGGTTGAACTCATAAAGCGGAATCCGCCATGAGCCCTCTGGTGCATACTTCCATTCATCCCGCTGACAGTCCTCCATACGCATCCAACCAAATATCTCAACTTCGGAGTAGTAGTCGCGGTCTAGCACTCGTGCGCCCACCAGGAGCCATCCCTCTCGGATGTCCTTAGGAAATACAGGTATCTCATCTTTGGTGCGGATGGACTTGACTTCAATGTTCGTACCTACCTCAGCGATGTCTTTGCGGAAGTAGTGCTCTTCATTGGTGTAGAAGGGGAAGGTGAATGACTTCTTGTATAACTTAGCAACTGCGTACTCTGCAACGATAGTCCTTACATTGGCGGCAATTTCTGGTTCAAGTATTGCTTTGTTGGTGTAGTTAGGACGATCAACGCTGCCAAACTTAATCATCCATCGGTTGAGTGCGATATCTGCACATGCACGTACTTCTTCTTTAGATAACTTGACGATGTGGCTCATTCTTTATGCGCTCCATAGAGTAAGGGCCAATATAATCCAAAGAACAATTACAGAGGCGATGATGTACTTCATTCGTTATTTTTGCACTTAGGGCACTGCTTTGTTGGATGTGCCGTTCCTTGAGGTACGGTGAATGTGCCGCCGCAATCAAAGCAGAGGACGATGAGGTCACTCACTGTAGTTCTCTCTTAATCTTCTGCCCAGTCGCGGATGACATCGGCCAATTCAGCGATCTCGATGCTGTGCTCGTACCCACTGTCGTGGAGAAATTCTATAAATTCATCGGGTGCAACTAGTGTGCCGTTAATAATTGAGAATAGATCGCTCATACTGTGCTCCTTGCGATATCTGCACACCGTTCGCCTGCACGGATAATTGCATAGTCAATGTCATCGATAGGCGGATATGTTGCCTCTAGTTCGTCTTCAATTGCTTTTGCGATGCGCTCACGCAACTCCGTTAATTGTACTTCGACTGTCTTCTCCATTTTTTGCCCCTTCTTCTTCAGTAAAGGCTACTGCCTCAAAGTTATAGCGTCAAATCTTCTTCGTTAGGGGAGGTAACTACATTCTTATGGTAGTAATGACCGCCGTTATGTGTTCGCACTCGATGACAATTGGCACAGACGACGTCGCATTTATCTAATTCTTCTAGCATCTTGTCCCAACTGCCTCTCTCGGCTAATTTTGACGGTTGGAATTTCTTTTTATGTGGGTCGCGGTGGTCTAGATCGAGTACGTAGTACGGAAATTTGCCTCCGCAGTCCTTACAGCCGTGAAATTCCTTAAATTTATGCAAAAAATCACGTAATTGGCTCTTCTTTTCGCTATTTCGAGCAATATATGCGCTTTTATGGCGTCTGTAGTGCCTCTTTGAGTCTTCACGAGCCTTAATTCGGCCCTCTTCTGTGCCCTTATCTTTTCTTGGAGACATGTATGGAGCCTAACACATGTCGTTACTGAGAAAGTACTAGTGCTCGTTCGCCCAAAACATCACGAAGACAATAAATAAAAACATTAAGGTAAGAAACGCGGCCATTTTAGTCGAGGTGTCCTTTGTATTCTTCAATATTCTTTTTAAGAGAAGGTACTCTACCACCTACCGACTTGGCCCATGCATCGCCTTCGGGGGTTCTGGTCTCAGAATGTTTTGGCGCGATGATACTTTCCTTTGCAGATACCTCATGGGCATAGTTATAGAGGGCTGTAGCCACACCCTTACGGCGGTGCTCTGCCTTAACCTCTAGCGAGAGTATCTCACCGCTATGTGGATGCCAACTCATCTGCCCCATAAAGTCAGGTTGATTCTCAGGTGTACGCCCGATCATTGCTACAAAGTGGGCAGGATCGCCCTCTGGAGTGTGCCCATAAGCATAAGAGAGATTACCGAACTGTTTGCCCAGGTTGCTCACTCAAAGTACTTTCCTAGAGAGGAGATGACAGATTTGGCTGAACGGCGTAGGTCGCCCGAATCTGATGACCAGTCGCTGCCGTGGGCGTAGTAGTGGGCGTCATCCAGGAGGCTTGAGGCCTGGTCATCGGTCATATTGACGTGGAGATGGTTGTTGTCACTTCCCTCGATATGGCTATGTGACAGCCCTGTCTCATCGCCCATGCGATCGATGTGGTCCATCAGGAAGTGATGGCCAGCATGACGTATCTTAAAGATGTCTCGTGGCTCATCAAATTGTTTTCCTAAGTTGCTCATCACAACTCCTACTTATACGTATCATCGTACTGCGCCTCAATCATTGAGCCGTAGTACTTCACTGGATGTAGGGCGTCTTTAAATTGCTCTGCTGACAATGCAACCCTATGGTGACCGCCGAGGATGTAGGACTGAACAGGGAATCCTTTGAGGTTGGTCTCAGGGCGTGGCTGTAGCGAGATTACTCCGTGAGTGCCGCCCTGCTTCTCCATGACCTTCTTGAGTGTAGAGCGGGGTGTCACCCCTAGTTTCTGGCCGTGCTTGGTCACACGGTCTATGCCCTTGAGTCGAGGACTACCGACGCCGTAGCGGGCGCTATTTTCACCAGTCTCCTTGGACTCCCGCAATTTGACATCCCAGGCCTGATCTTCTTCTAGGCCGTCTCGGTCTCCTGGGTACATGTGGAAATTGTCTTTGATCTCTTGACCCGTCATAAACATAGGCTGATATCCCTGAGTTAGGGCTTTGCCCAAATCCTTGGGAGGGGTCATGCGCTTCTTGGCCATGTGGCTATTGTGGCCCATTTTGGCTACTGCCTCAGCCTAAAAGTCGTCAACCGTGTCTCTCACCTGGCTGGTCCTGTGCGCGATCTCGCTTAATGGTGGGGGGTCAACTGATCATCTTGTCTTGTGTTAACAACATCACCTGACTATTAATCAGGTGACAATGTGTAAACACATGCGTTGTTATCAGGTGGTACAGGTTGCTCGGTGACAACTTCGGTGACGTGATCACTTCGGCTACTGCACTCGTGGTACACATGGCTGTGTTGGTAACACCAGACTGACAGCCATCTGCGCCAGATGTAATCAGGTCACATGTACACGTTGTTATATCGATTCCGACTGCCTATTGGCATCGTGGTGCATTCACCTGTCGGTAGATATAACAACGTGGCCACGTGTTATTTATTTATTTGTTGCTGTTGTTACGTTGTACAACGTTGTCGTACTCAATCAGCCACGTCGCGACGTTGGCTATCGATTGATCACTTAACAACTCTGATACTGGATACATATCTGCATCTCCTTTCCCTCTCACTTACTTACTCTTCCTTAGCGATTATTTTGTTAACTTTTATCTTGTGATCTCTCTCTCTAATACAGCGTTGATCTATTGATTGTTAGATCGTTACTGGAAAAAAATCCCTGCGCCGAATTCCCACGTGGTCATCTGGCCATCTGGCCATGTGATCATCTGGGGCTCATCTCGTGCGTGTGCGCCCACATCGACCCGTTCGACCCGTATTCCACCGACCACCACTCACGCTCAAATCACGCTCAGGTGGCTCACGCTCAATACCCCGTACAGGCCTCCTACGGCCTCTCTGAGCCCCGATACCCCCATTCTGACCCAATCACCCACGCCCAGACCCGATCGTGGCTCCCAGCCCTGCTCTGGAACCTCGGAATTCTCCGATCGCCACGCTATGACCAGCGTGTACGGGGTTGTCGTACAGGCATGGTTTAATTCTCCTATCGGCACTCGCGTGAACGATCGTTCTGAATTCAGAATCCCTTCGGGGCAATTCAATTCGATCTACTAGCAGAAGAGAAAAAAGCCAAAAGTACTTATTGCAAAAGCGGTGTACTCATTCGAATCATTATGAATCCCTAGGGAATTCGAATCAGGTGACGGAAAGCATTCACTTACTTAATTAAATAGAGACTAGATACTTGCGAGAGATCGTATTGGTCATTACTGGAATAAAGAATTCATTCTGTAAGGCGCAATAAATTCATCTAACAAATTGCAATATGCATGCACATGATGACGATCTACTTACTATCGAAACGATTATGAAAATAATTGTGAATAGCAAGGGGCTAGTGAAGATTGCGGAGATTGTTAATAGGTTGATCATGGATTGCCATACAAGGTGCAGTCGGTAATCAATCCGCACGACAGAACAATGAAATTAATCTATTAACAATTAGCAAATCTACTTATGTGTTTTCTGTGATCACCAACTACTAAATAGACAGCGATCTATCTGCGGTTGGTGATCGCGGTGAATACATATCCTGTATTCAAATTCACCTAGACAATGAAATGAGAAAACAAAATGACTACATTCGTTAATCAAAACAACGAAGTAATTGCACGTGGCACTATCAAACCTCAATTAATTGACATCGTATTTAACGATGGCACTCGCTTCTACTCAACAAAATCAGATGGCTACACACTCGACTTCCTCAAGAACCTACAAATTGCAAAGGTCGTAAAGTAAATGAGCAATCGCACATCGAATGCAAAATCTTTTTCGTACATCGTTAATCGCATCGCATTCAAAGCAAACAATTTCTACGGCTATCTCTGGCCACTCTGCGGTGAATTCACACCAACGATCGGAATGCTCCCAGCCGATTATCTCGACGAATTAAAAGGCGTTGAATACATCGTCTATTCATACGGCACTCCAATCGCATGGTTTAAGAATGGTGAATGGACTATCCCAGCACTCAAATACTCAACAACAACATCGAAACATCAAAACTACGTCAGAAGGGCGGTTGCATCACATGGGTTCTAATTTCGCAAACGAATTGGCAAGCGGTGATCTTCTTAAAAATCTCGATCAGCAATTATCAATTCACTTTCAACACAATTGCTATCCACCTGTTCCACTCATCATGATCAACGTTGCTATTGATGCGATCAACGCGGTCAATGCTGGCGATTATGGTTACGAGATTTTGTTGCCAGATGAAATCTCATTCAAAGGCTCACACATCGTGCATGCAATCAACGCGGTTGATGCACTTCGACTACACGCATGGATAGGAGTAGATGACGAATGACAATCTTTCTTCTTGCTGTTATCGCTGGCATCGCTGGCGTTCTTCTGGAGAACTTCTTTTACGATCGATCACAATCGCATCGTCGGTTCTAACAGACTTCGATCTGCGGAACTACATAGATCGAGTCACGACTTGAAACGATGAGATGGAATCGCGTTCGTCGAATTTATTTTGGATTTTCGACTAACCCCAAGTCCAATAATCAATTCATAGGTTGCAGGGTTCTTTTGCTACTTCTAAAGATCGAAACAGCACTTCGGTGCTGTCGCGTTGTTACGCAACGCCTGATGAGATCACTTATCGGTACACCTAGACATGAAACGGAATAACAAATGACCACAGATACAAAATCTCTCTTCGTACCAACACTCGCATCAACATCTCACTACATACCTCGCACATTCGCTGGCCACGTCGGCGAATTTGAAACATTCGATTACGCACTTGAAAACAATCTCAATGTGCTCATCGAAGGCGAGACTGGAACTGGTAAGACTTCTGGCGTTATGGCGTACTGCGCCCAACGTCATCTCAACTTCTTTGCTGTTCCTTGCAACAGCGCAATTGATTTCACTCAGGTGATCGGCGGTCTATTCCCGAATGCTGATGGCAAATTGGAATGGGTTGACGGCGGTATCACTCGCATCGTTCGTGAGGGCGGTGTCTTGTTGATTAACGAATTAAACAATGCGCCGAAGAATCTCTCTCAGTACCTCATGTCATTACTTGATGATCGTCGCTCGATCACTCTCATGGGTCATGGCAACGAGGTTGTGACTGCACACAAGGACTTGCTGATCGTTGCAGATCAGAATCCAAATTATCGTGGCACTCAACTTCTCAATGAGGCATGGAAAGATCGCTTCGAGATTAAATTGCGTTACAACTACGACAACGCGATTGAGAAGAAGATCGTTACATCGTCAGCACTTCTGGAACTTGCGAATGGAATTCGTTCTACATCGCGCCAGAATGAATACGCATCAGATCGCGGAACGATCTTCGAGACCCCAGTATCGCCTCGTCTACTTAAGACGTTCGAGAAAATCGCTCGTGATCTTTCATACGACTTTGCAGTCGATAACTTCGTCAACAACTTTACCGATGAAGAACGCCCTGCGGTGAAGATGCTCATCGAAGGTGCTTCATACAACATCAAGGAAGAACTCGGTCTTGCTGTTGATTCAATCACCACCGAACACGCCAACGCGTAAGGAGATTACATGTCATCAATCAAACTCTATGAAGATTTCCTTTTAGGAGATCAATCAGAGGCTAAGGAACAACGTCGTATCGCAGATGAAAAGCGACAGAGACTTGAACGATTCACTCAATTCTTTGGTCGTGTGAATTCTGCATTCACATTCCGCAAAGTGACTGTCAAGGTTGAGGACTCACCTATCGGTGCACCAGCGTGGTCTGGTGCATCGGAGGTGACATTCAATTCTCGTTTACTTGATCTCGATAGTCCGCAATCAATTGCTGGCTTGAAAGGTCTTGATCTACACGAGATCAGTCACATTCTTTATACGCCACGTGAGGGCTCTGAGATATTTGATTACGTCAAAGAGAACGATTATCTACAGGCATACAACTGCCTCGAAGATCAACGTATCGAGACACTCTTTACATCAAAGTATCCGTCAACGATTGATTGGTTCACAGCCACGATCTTGATTCACTTCGTTGATAAGCCAGAGGCATTCAACGCTTCTTATCCGTTGCTACGCGGTCGTAGATACTTACCCGTTGAATTGCGTGCACGCTCTCGTAACGCATATATCAATCAATCTAATCTCGATGAAATCTGCGAGATCGTCGATGCCTATCGCTCTCTTATCTTTCCTACTGATACTGAACAAGGAAAAGATTTAATTGCGCGATTCCACAAACTATTGCCAAAGCAGGATTCACCTGCTGGCGAAGGACAGGGCACACAGACTGTCACAGTACGGATTCAAGACCCGTTCGGACATGGTGAGAGGCCACAGGAGGGTATTGAGTCATCGGTTGATTCACGCCCTGTATCGCCACTTAAGCAGAAGCAGGATCGTGCACGTTCACAGGCCAACGATGGTGAAGATGATTCGGCTCTTGCTGATTCACTTCGCAACGATGATCTCGTGATCGATATTGATCTATCTGGTGCAGGTGACGATGGTGATGCTGATGCTGATGGTGATGGTGATGATTCTTTGGATTCTGATAATTCATCTGATGGTGATTCTGCTGGTGATTCTGCTGGTGACATGACAATCATTCAAGATTTTCTCGATGATCTTTTGAATGACGAAAATGTTGCTAGTGAAATCAACAACATCATTCGACAAATTGGTGGAGCACCTTCTCTTTCTACCAATGATTCGAAAGAACCGAAGATCAAGGACTACATGTCGCTCAGTCCAGATGCAGATACATTTCATGCATCACTTTCTTTCGGTCGTGAATTAGAACGATTGAAAGCATCATTCGACCCTGCATGGGATAAGTACGAGTCACAGGGGCGTATCGATGCACATCGTTACCTTCGCGGTGATGATCTCGATACAGTCTTTGATCAATGGAATGAGGGTCGTGAAGATGCGACTGAAATTTCATGTGTGATCATGCTCGATACTTCTGGCTCGATGAATGGCACTAAAGCAACATCTGCATACAAAGCCATGTATGCAATTAAACGTGCACTCGACAAGATCAATGCAGAATGTACTGTGATCACATTTAACGATTCAGTACACACGCTTTATCGTGCATCAGATAAGGCTGGTAACACTCTTCGTCATGCTGGAACTGGTGGCGGTACAAACGCTGATGAGGCAATCAGGTATGCGACCAAAGTGTTGGCCGAGACTGAGAAGCCTGTACGTGTTCTCTTCGCAATTACCGATGGGGATTGGTACGGCGATCAGACTCTCAACGATGAAGCGATCAGTCGCTTGTCTCGTGCTGGTGTGCTTACAGCACTTGCCTACATTCCAGAAAAAAAATCGTCAGTAAATCTTGCTGACATCAATTCTCATCAATGCGAGATCAAAGCAGTCGTGCGTAATCCAATTGACCTAATTGGAATGGCTCGATCAATTACTCGCTACGCGATCAATCGCAGATTGATCAACAACTAACTGTCACGTCTAGGTGGCAACTGGTGGGGTGCGTTACTCGTGGAGGGCTGGCGCACCCCACTCCACACACAACTATTAATGGGAGAACAAATAAATGAAATTTCAAGAATTAGAACTCGGTATTGAATACGGCGTTATTCCATCATGGGAATACTCATCGAAAGATAAAAAGAATCCAGATACAGTCGTTCGTAGACAGGTTGCAAAAGCAACTTTGGTATCGCTGGATAAGTACGAGTACATCGTTTATCGATCAGGACAAGCCGATAGTCCAAACTTCAAACCAGCACCCAAAGGTTCCAGAAGTGTTGGTTATCTGGTGCAGTCACATGATTGGGCTGAGGCAGGAACGACAGATTCGATCTTCTGGCTTGCACGTCCTCAAGACATCATCGCTCCTCATGCTGATCTTGAAGCGCGTTGGGTTATTAAAGAGGCAGAAGAGAAGGCTCAGATCGCCAAAGAACAGGCCGAACGTGAAGAACAAGAACGCATCGAACGTGAAACAACGGCGCGTGAGCAACGAATTGTTGATTCATGTATTAAGGCTCTGAATTCAATTATCGGAACACAATTAACCGAACACGTGTATGCACAGGTAGGTCGATCATTTAGCCATGGTGTATATCAACCGAATGCAGAATTTCGTCTTAACGGACGCACGATGCAAATCCTGATTGAAAAAGTACTAGAGGCCAGAGATGAGGTGGCGTAATGGAGACAGCAACAATTGATCGCGTAGAGAAACTACGCAATTACTATGAAAAGTACGATCATGCAGTCGGCACTACATTCACAACAACATGGTGTGGGAGACGTTTTCGATTGCCTTATGTAGCAGAGGTAACACAACTTGAACGCGAGTACATTCGAGAGGAGTACGAAGGGTTCGAATTAATAATCACAAAATCTTCTTGGAAGTATCAAGAGATTTTTGATGTCAACGGCGATCACTTTAAACATGGCAACGTATTAAAAGATGAAATTGATGGGCGTGGGAAAGAACAATTCCGTACTGAGTATATTGCTTTTGCATGGGAGATCAAAGATCACTACCTTCATGCAGAGTTAAATACTCCGCATGCTTTTGAATTTTCAGTTTTGTGTGGCCTTGGAATCTCGGATTCGTATGACAAGACTCGAAAGACTGCAATTAAAAAGTTAGACACACTTAAAAAAATCAAAGATGTCTTGCCACGTCTTATCGCAATCTGTGATGAGAGGTTGTTGATTGGTCATGATCAGAAAGAAAAGTACAGACCATTCAACGTACTAATTGGTGATGAGGTTTTCGTTCAAGCCCATGGGCGAAAGCGCAAGGGAATTGTGGTTGGTACAACTGGCTCACGATTTATCGTGGGCTATGTAACGCCTTCAAATTATCGTGACCTTAAGTACAAGACCCTTGGAATGGAACATCTATGGGTGAAGCCGTAAAACTATGTGGGAGGTGCAAGGTTGAACAATCAATTGACAACTTCGACACCTACAACAGAGGTGCAATCGAAGTCTGCAAGCCATGCAGACGAGAGCGCGGTCGTGAGTACTACAAACGATCACGTCCACACATCAAAGAGTGGATTTACGATTACTTATCGAGTAATCCATGTGTCGACTGTGGTGAGAACGACCCCCTGCGACTCGAATTCGATCACCGAAGTGAGAAGCACTTCAACATCGGTAAGTCATTTATCGGTAAAGCAAAGAACATCGAGATCGTCCAATCTGAGATCGCAAAGTGCGATGTCCGATGCGCTAATTGCCACAAAGTAAAAACGCACAAAGAACAAGACACTTGGAAATACCGAATGTCCGTAGAAAGGAATCAGTAATGAAATTAAATCGCAGAGGTTGGATTGTGCTGGTTGTTATTCCAGCAATCGTTGCAACACTCTTTTTTACATGGGCAACGCGTGATGTCTGCTATGTAGGTGAGGGTGGAAATTTCTTGGGCTATGGCTCATGCACTCAGATGATCGACAATGCAATTAATGGAGGAAAATAAATGAAAAAGTGGAACATAAGTGAGGACACAGTACTGATGCGGTGCTGTGATGAAGTGCAATTCGAGTACACATGCTCAGAGTGTGGTGAAAGAGGCGGTTGCTACTTCTGCGATTTCAATCTTGATGAACCCTGCGAATGTAAGGAGGAAAATAAATGACAAACGAACCAGAAAACCAGATCACACTTGTATGGAGTACAGAGGACATTCAAGAACTCTGCCCACAGATGAGCGATGAAGAAGCGATCGAAGCACTCCACACGATTCGAGAGACATTCAAAGATAGATCAACCGAAGAAGGTTGGAACATTCTTGAATGTGCACTTGAATTTTACGGATTCATTCCAGAGGAAGAGGACTAATAAATGGGATACATCGAAACAATCAGGATTACACCTGAGCAACTTGATCTCTGTGACAACTGCAATCAGCAAGGACTGAAAGCAAGTGGTCACTACGCAAACGATTCTTATGGAGAAGCAGTTATTTTCTTCTGCTTCAACTGCAAACGAAAATTGATAACACTTAAATAAGGAGAACGTATGTCAAAAGATCAAGACGATCTCGTTAAGTCACTTAGATTCGCCAATGAATTCCTCAAAGTTACTCGTGGATTTAAATTGGAGTCACAGCGACCAGACGGGTTGCCACAAGAACTAAAAGAACATCTTGCAAACGAACACTTGAATGCACTCATCGAAGAGCACGAACTAGAGCCAGAGATGTTGATCTGGGGCTTGCTACACATGCTCGAAGTAGTGTTGAAGTACTCAGAACTAAGTCCAGAGGAACTCTCCGAAGTAATGGAGCAGTTTATTCACGCAGTAGAACACACGCCTGAGATATTCGATGGAGATGATGATGACCACCGCTAGATCAGAATTACTAGACGGCATGACACCGACGATCACAGGTGCGCCATGTCAATCAACAGAACCAGAGATATTCTTTCCAGACCCAACTGATTACGAAACGATCAAGGTTGCCAAAGAATTTTGTGCATCATGTAAGGCAGACGTTAAAAATAAATGTCTGTCATTCGCTCTCGAAAACAAGATTTGGTATGGAGTCTGGGGAGGACTTACAGAACGTGAACGCATGAACTTCCGCAGACAACAGATGAGAAGGGAATATCGGAATGACTGATGAGATCACAGACGATCTATGGTGGAACTGTGTTTACGAATATGCACACATGGATTTATCTGCGCTATTTGTAGTAAAGATTTACGCACCAACTAAAGAATTGGCCATTGAAGAGGCTGATAAACAATTAATGGGATACCTATTGCTACCTAGCAATTGGGAATTTGTAGACTGTCAGGAGACAACAAACTAATGAGATGCAAAGAGTGTGGCGCAAAAATTGTTTACGTAAGCATGACAGAGCATGGAACATGGTCATGTAGCGACTGCGGTTGGGATACGGGGGTGGAGGACTAATGACTGATTGGCTCACCAGCAAAGACATCGCAGAACAAACTGGTCTGAAATTAGACACGATTTATACATACAGACAGCGCAAGACGTTGCCTGAACCCGATTACACGATCGGCAGAACACCGCTATGGAAGCAATCAACTATTGATGAATGGAATTCATCTCGATCAGAATTGGAGATTAATTAATGGCAATCAAGTACCGAGACTGTGCAGAGTGTGCAGATCAGCACAATGTAAATGACATGTATCCATACGAAGGTTGGTACATCTGCCAGCCATGTCTAGACGAGTCATTCGTATTAATGGAGGTCAAGTAATGACACAACTGATCGTCTACATCGATCTTCCAGAAGATCACAAGGTCGATGAAGAACCGAAATTCATGGAAGCAATCAAAGACACGCTTGAGACGAACGATCACATAACTTATTGGGAGTGGGAGATTCGTTAAGTAACTTTTATCTCCGCCAAAAAAGTTACTTCTAAACACATAAGTAGATCGCAATCTTCACTAGCCGTATCTAGTCTCAACAATTGAGATGCCCCAGATGAGAATCTGGGGCTTTTTTTTGACATCGAAGTTACTCATCAGTAACATTACCAACCAGTAACATCATGAAGGAGGGCTCATGGCATACGTTGTTAAGCGTGGCGATCGCTACACAGGCTATTATCGCAAGGGCGGTAAACGCCTCTCTGCTGGCACATGGCCAACGAAAACCGAGGCCGAATATCACGCCATGCAAGCGGACAGATCGGCTGGCACAGAGCCTTCTAGGGCTGTAAATGACCTATCGACCTATCTGGATTCATGGCTCAAGAGTGCCGATCTCATGCCTATCACGCTCAAGGGATATAGATCGGTACTGGAGAAGTACGTCATGGCGGAATTAGGCGCGGTCAAAGTTACTTCAATTTCAAAGCGGGCGATCTCAGATTTACTTCAAAAATTGAAGGCGCAGGGCGTGGGGTCTGCAACTATCCAGCAGGTCAAGGCGAGCCTAGGGTCGGCCTTCTCGCACCTCGTGGCCACAGGCGAACTAGCCGAGAACCCCACCCATGGCATCAAGGTCAGAGCACGCCATGCAGACATTGAGAAGATCATCGAGCCTGAAGAATTCAGGAAGATACTCAGTCACCTTCAGATCCAAGGTGCAAAGTTACTTGCCCAATTCCTAGTCGCATCAGGGTGCAGATTCGGAGAGGCGACCGAGATTCGGGTCAAGGACATCAATCTCAAGACAGGCGAGATATTCGTCCAGAGGCGAGTCAGCGATCTGGGCAAGAGCCATAGCAATAGATTCATGGTCATTGATGCCACAAAGTCGGGTCATAAGCGAAGCCTGACCATAAGCAAAGCCTTACTACAAGAGATTCGAGACTATGTCTCAGCAAAAGCCCTATCAAAAGATGATCTGCTGTTCTCAAGGTTACTGGTGTGTGAACAAAGTAAAATAATAGATTCTCGTGGTGAAAAGTCTAAGCGACCATTCGCCCAAGACGGAAAACTGTTCCAGCATGGAACGCTGTACGCCTATACCCATGGGCGGTGCAGGTGCGGTGAATGCCGAGAGGCGATGCGAGAGTATCGTCGAAAGGCAAAGCCATACCAGAAGCAACAGCGATTCATCGACCAAACGAGTCACCTGCCACGAGATGTATGGAGAAAAATCTGGAACAAAGCAATAGACAAGTCCGCAATCGGGTGGACTCCTAGAACCCATGACCTACGGCACGCTAATGCCACTCAACTTCTAAAAGGTGGGGTGGACTTGCACGAGGTCAAGGAAAGGCTAGGTCACCAATCGATCAAGACGACAGAGCGATACCTACATCGCCTTCGTCACAACCAGTCAACGGCAGGGGAACTTGCCAATGACTTTTTGGAGTGATGATGAAACATCTACATAGAAGCCGAGTACTGATCGGTGGGGCTATCTCAGTCCTAGTGACAGGTCTAGGGGTCGTGGCAGGACAGCCACAAGCCATAGCACCAGTCAAAGCCGAAGCAGTAGTCATATCAAAAAGCACAGTCCGAATGAACACGCTGGCCAAGTACAGCAACGCAGATAGCCTGACCGATCGTGATCTGGTCAAGTTACTAGGTGCTGTCGGGTTCGAAGGCAAAGCCTTACGACAAGCGTGGGCAATCGCTAAGAAAGAATCAACAGGACGACCTCTCGCCCATAACGGAAACCGAAATACTGGAGATAACTCTTACGGGTTATTCCAGATCAATATGCTCGGTTCTCTGGGCGAAGAGCGACGGGATAAATTCAGTTTAGGTTCAAACGCTGAATTGCTCAACCCTGTGGTGAATGCCAAAGTCGCTTATCACATGAGCGATGCTGGGCAGGACTGGAGTGCATGGAAGGGAACTAATACGAAGCGAGTCAAGTACTGGCTAAGTAAATTCCCTAAGGCATAAGGCAAAGCCAAAGGCAAAGCCATATCAAAAGCAAGACGGCATACGGGAGCCCCCGTCAGAAATGGCGGGGGTATCTCAGACAAGGAGCAGCATGTACAACAAAGATACTTCGTGGGAAAACGATACGAAGACGTACATAAAGAAAGCCAAACAATATGCCAATCCTCACGATCCTCACATGGGTGCTCATCGTGAATCAGAAGAAACTCCTCTTACTCCAAAACAAGTAGAAGAAATTTTCTGGGAAAAATTAGTTAATAAGGGTTGGAAATTAGACTTAGAAAAGAAAATAACAGGAATTGTTCTCCTTTGCCCTGATTGCGAAGAGATTGTAGATAGATACAGATTTATAAAAGCCACACAAATAGCCAAAATTGTGGGAGATAGGTACATCGCAGCAGTAATTGCTATTCATAATGGCAAACCATGTAAGCCAGAGGCCACAGGAGAAGCATAAGCAATAGCAAAAGCCCCACCAGAAGGTGAGGCTTTAGCCAAAGCAATACCAGAAGCGTTACTGGTTATCTTTAATTAACTTCACTTCACAGGCATCGGTGGTGCAGTAAGCCTCACCAATAGCATCAGAAGCCATACCAGCATAGACACCAGCCAGATCGATAGGGAACAACTTCAGTGTTCCTTCTGTCTCGTACTCTTCTTGAGTGATCTGTGTGTAAGGCATCTGAGGATAGACAGCATTACCAGAAGGCAAGAATGAGACAGTCTTAAGTTGACCGTCATACATATGCAAAGCCGTACCAATAGCCGAAGCCTCTGTCTCTGGATCAAACGAGATCGTTACTGAGACAGAGTTGTCTGACCAATATCTTTGCGCCGTTGCTGCCAACGCCATCTTCTCGTAGATACTGACGTCCTTCTCAGAACGCTTTGCATCTGATTTGATAGGGAAGAAGACAACCGAAGTTGTATCGGGCGATTCATTTGCTGGCTCTACGCGGTAGTTGGCTAACTTAAAGAGTGGCAGCATCGGATCAGAGTTACTAAAGCGAATGGCGCGATTGAAGTACTCACCACCTACAGTCCAGTGAACTCCAGGAGATTCACCAGCAAGGATAGAGACTGTGCCTGATGGCTTAACAGTTGTCATCTTGATTGACTCACGAATGCCGAGCCACTCCGAGTATGTGGTGTCGTAGGTCTTGATGATCTTGTATCCCTCATCCATCCACTGGCGAAGAATTGGCAAGCCCCTGTTATCTGCAAAGTTAGCAACGCCAGAGATTGATGTGCCGATGCGACGATTACGTTGCATGATGGCGTTGGTCTCTTCCCAGTGAGTTGGAAGTAGCGTTACAGTCTTTGCATAGAGATAAGCAAACTTCAGTGTGCGCTTGAAATCATCGAGTGAGTCATGGCGGTTGAGGTAAGTCTCAACCAAAGTGCAACACTCATAAGACTCTAGTGACTGTTCAGCACATGGGTTGTACCCCGCGATGCGCCAATCCTTATTGTTCTCTGGGTCTGCAAGACGACCGAACTTCTTTGATACATCCATCCAGATAACTCCTGGCTCACCATTGAGTTTAATTCCCTCAACGATTGCGTCAAGATCATCTCCCACATTGACAGCCACAGAGTTGTTCGACATCCAGCCATGGGTCAGACGCTCTGGGTACTTGTCGTAATTCTTGAGGTTGAGGAACTCCTCATCATCGATACGGCCAATAAGTAACTCAGCAGAGCGACGCACGTTGCCAGAGACAACACAGACACCGATCATGTTGCCGATGTCGGCAATGTCACGACGTGTAAGTAGTTGCCCTGCACGACCTGCAAACATCTGGTGTAGGTAGTCGTGGAGTTTAATTAGTGGGTCTGGCCCTGCTGCGGTTCCTCCAAAGGTCTTAATCGGAACTCCTGCTGGACGAATTTCGGAGTAGTCAAAGATAGGCTTCTTCGAATCTGGCTTAAGGTAGCAATCGATGATTGCGGCAGTCGCTCTGACCCAACCTTCTCTGGTATCGGGAATGACATGAGTTACTTCTCCTTGTGGTTCATAGATAGTGAATTCTTTATCTGCGCCTTTATCATCAAAGCCCACACCCACACCGAGCATGGATGCCTCCATCAAGAAGGCAAACGGCTTGGATGGCTCTACCTTGTTCATCGACCCTGTCGATACGAAAGCACAATTCTGTAGGGCTGCTGAGTTACGCTGAATGTTTACGATTGGTGTACCCATGACCCATAGACCACGTCCAGGTGGAGTCCACTTGAGATTCCACAGTCGATCAAAAGCCTCCTTTGCAGAGGCTGCTGCCTTAGCATCTGACCATGGCAGACGAGCAGTTTTGGCGTGATCCTTCTGGAGCGAGTACATGCCATTGATGACTCTCTCACATACATCTACCCAAGTCTCCTTAGTACCATCTTCTTTGAGACGTGAATAGGTTCTGAGAAAAGTAATCTCTCCTACGGAATTTCCTGCTGCGTCTTGATAACCGAAGGGCGCTTTCTTTGCCCGATATGGTGCAACAAAATCTTCGGTTAATTTAAATGAAAACAACGACATAACCCCTACCATTTCTATTAATGTGCAAATACCCCTCAGTGGGTTGCTTAGTATTACGCTTGAAACCCTACCATGTATATGTCAATAAGGTTGAGTACTTTATTCAATGTTGGTGGGTCAAACTTCCCTCCACCTTGATCCACTTCACTCCACTTGCTGTTATCAGATCATTGATCTTCGATAGATTCCGAGATAATCCTTGTCACAGTCTCTTCTTTTAGCGTCTCTGGTAACTCCTTGAGAGCCTGAGCACGATCGCCAAAGATTGCAGAGAGAACTCCACCAGCAGATTGTCGCTGTGCGGTGATCTGAATGAACTCCTTGTTGGTCTCCATCTCCTTGACTTGACCAACCAATTTGTAGAGGCGGTCAATCTCCTGAGAGAGATTTGGATCGGCGTAGCCACCATTCATTTCTTCTGCAAAACGCATAAAAGCCACTCTTTGGCCTTGCATTTCAATAATTGCAGTAAGTAGCGCTTTGAGTTGATCCTTAGTCTTGACCTCTATTGGGAGATTAAATGCACACATGTTTTCGGGCTTAAAGGCTGGACAGTTAGATGCAACGAAACATGTGTTGCACTGACGTAGGGATGACTGCTGGTTGTTGATGACTGGAACTTCTTTAAGAACATCTCGTCCTTCTTCATCAGTCTCAACTACAGTCTTCATCTTTACACCGAATACAGGGAGATTCTGCATCTCTTCAGGGTCTCTTTCAACCAACTTAGTCGGTTCATTCTTCCGCACTTCGAGGTCACTGTTATCAGATGCACCCCCCATCATTTCCATCAAACCACTCATGAGTGGGGTATCGCTGTTATCAGATACTTGGGCGTTCTTGCCCCCGTCAATGATGTGTAGATCGGGTGTCTTCTTGTCCATTGATTCCTCTAATCGCTTGTATGACCAGACGGCTACCCTAGTGGATTCGAGGGTACTATCTGCTATGAACTCAGAGTAGTCTAGTCCAGCCTTCTCTACCATCGCCTTGTAGCGAGGTCGTGCTTGGTCTTTCATTCTCTTGGGGTAGCGGTTTAACTTGGTGCCATCCCAGACGATTGTCTCGCCTCTTCTCATGGGCGAAAGCCATGACAATGTGCTGGCTGTGCTAAATGGTACCTGCCTCAGATTGTCTGGCTTGGCACATCCAATGGCATGGAAGGCGGTTCCATGCGATCTCTGCAAGGTACGGGTAAGGCTTGCGAGGTTCTTGACTGACTCGATTGTGTCGTTGGGAATGGCGATGTTGGAGTAACTTTTAGCCAAGGCCTGAAGATTACTTATCCCATCTGACTCATGCCAGACTACCCATAACTTAGGGTCGTTACTGAAGAAAGAACGTTGTTGGGCGATCCATTCTTGACCTAGGACTTGGGAATCAAACTCCAGAAACGCTTCTGCTCGATCCGCATTGTTAACAAGAAACTCCTGATAGTCGGCTGCCAGATCAAGTAACTCTTGACGGGACAGGCCAGCCTTGTCTGCCTGTGATGCGCCAGACTCAATGTAGACCTTGGCCTCTGGTTCAAAGTGTTCTGAGATCAGCCATATCTTGGTCTTGGGTAGCCCACGCTTGCGAAGACCCCAGTAGTTGAGCCCCATCGACTCAACCTTCATGCCTTCGAGTAGGGTTCTATTGGAGCCCACTTCGACTCCTGAGAATATGAGGTTCATTAGTCTTGCCAGAACTGTAGGTCTTTAGGAGATGCTGCATCCTTAGATTTGGCGATGTTAACTCGTGTAATTGCTGCCTCGATCTCACCCCACTGGCGCACCTTCTTAGGCGCATCAGGGCGACGTTCAACAGCAAGATAGCCAGGATTCATAAACATCACTGCAGGGATTCCCTGCTCCTCAAAGACCCACGCACACATTAAAGGGTCAGAGTCCACGTACATCTCGATCGGTGCACGAGAGCGACTCACCACGAACTGGCGCTTCTTTAAGTCTTCACCTTCAAGGTAAAAAGAACGGTCGATGAGATCATCGTAGTTAATAATTCCGTGCGATTGAAGCCAGTGCTCTGCATCCTCAGTCTTACGGGAGGTCATGATGGCCACTCGGTTATTGATATTGAGGGCATAGTAGAGCGCCACTCCTGCTCGGATTGGATCGCCTGAATCCGAACTAAGTACGCCGTCTAGTGATACGAGTATATTCATTATTATCCTGGTGTTTTGTAGGTTGCTGCTCTTCGAATTAGGGTCTGAGTATCAGGCAGATCAACGCCATACGTGCTCTCTGCTTGTTGCGCTTTGTACGTGTCCCAGTACTCAGACATCTTTTTTAGGGTTGGTACGGTTCCGTACTTCTTACCCGCTTGCCATCGGTAGTTATAAAAGTCAGAGTAGCCATGGCCACTCTGAGTAAACGCATATCTGCGTGAGCGATGGATATCGTCAAATAGTAGTGATGCTTGCATCAGGGATGCCTGTAGTCTGAACTCTGCATTCCGTCGTGCAGGATCATTCTGTGCACCTTGTAGATCAGTCAATGCCTGTGAGTAGTGGCTAACAATTTCTGCGGTGCGTGCACGATCACGTTCTGCTAGGACATCGCCTACCTTGCTGTGTGGTGCACCTTGCTTTGATGGAAATACTGTCCACTCATTGTGGGTCAAGTCGTATGCAGCATAGGGATTGATAGTACGGATATCTGTAGCGCCAGGATTGACGTAGAAGGTAACTTCAAACCCGTTCCACTCCTGTGTATCTGGCTGTAGATTCTCGCGGAAATCTTCGTTGAGCATCTTGCTGATCTCAATGTCAGATAGGCCATGGTAGTCAGGGTGCGCTTGACGGAACTGGATGTAGTTAACACCAATCAGAATATCTAAGTCTTTCGGATAGCGCTGTGCTGACCATTGGTAGGAGACGGCAGAGCCAGCAATCCATACCGTTGTCCACAAATCTGCATGACGATACTGATCGCCAAGGAAATCAAAGAGCATATGGAGAATGCCGTTACGAACCCAGCCCTTGAGAGTTACGTTAGAGAATAACTCTGGGTCTAGGTTTTCTTCTGGAGCCGAGAAGTAGGAGGTAGGGCTTTCCTGCATGTCTACAGGAGCCACGTACTTGCCTAGTCCATCGAAACGGTTCATGGACTAATTCTATGTCTAATTAGGCTTGTGGTGTCTCTATGCCACGATCGCTTAATGCAGATCGTAACTTGGCTTTTATCTCTTCAGACTCATCTTTTGGCTGTAGGAGTGGAGCAATCGATCGTGCAATTCGATCTGCAAGCAACTGGCTCTCAATATCGGTGACTAACTCTTTGCTGCAGCCAAATACGTCGTAGGTAGTTGCTTGACGGCGAGTGTTCTCATCCGCAGGGTGTAGGTGGGTCGACATTGTTCCATCAGCATTGATAACAACCGTGTAGGCTGCCTCAATCATCTTCTCATCCATTATCGCAATCCTTCCATGAGTTTCTGCTTGCGTTGTGCTACGCCTATCGCTACTGGACAAAAATCGCATAGGTAAGTCTTTTGTCCTGGGGAATCTTTGTACTTCTCCATACCTTCTGCTTGACGCTCTTTTTCTGTCTTAGGAATGAGCATCTTGTCGACATCGTGCCAATCAGAGCACCCATCTTTAGGTTGGTTATGGCGACGATAACATGTCATTGCATCATCCATGAAGATAGATCGTGAGTCATAGAAGGTGTCATCGATCTCTGCAAGGCCTTTGGAACCGCCACCTTTAATCTGGCGAATGATCTCTTGCTTCGATTTGGTATCAGCCCATGAACGGAGAGGTAGAACAAATAACTTGCCCTTATGTGGCTCTCCTGATGGGAATACGTGGTTCTCACATGCAACAGCCAAGAGCATGTCTAACTCTGGATCGCCGTCGTATGGAGGGAGTTCTTCTAGTGATTGGCAGACAAGGCAAAATAGCAAACGAAACATAGGTTCATTTGCTTCTGGCTTCTTCTGTCCAAGAATGGGTACGTTACTCATGGTGCTCCTTATAGTAGTCCGATTAGTCTAACAGATTGCGGAACTTCTCTTATTCTCCTGTTTTGTACTGAATGCGTTGAGAGGACTCGTCGTAAGGACGTAACTCTGTATAAGCCCATGAGGGTTTTCCAGTACGCTCTGCGTGGGCATCGACTGCTCGCCGCATTGCTGCACGACCTTGAGGACTGCCTAGATCATGGTGACGAATCTTTTGGTTGTCTGTGCCCATACCACCGTTGGTGATGTAGTACTTAGTAGCACGATTGGGAACTTTAGCAGCCATGATTACTTCCCACTCACTGGTGGAAATCTAAACTCGCTAGGATTCTGTGGTCCACTTGGAGTCTTAGGAATTGGTGGGACAGGTGTTTTTGGGCGTGAAGTAGGGGTTCCTACTTGCAGAATGTTTCCAGCACGAGTGTGTGCCCGTTGCTGGAAAGCATTTTGCCAGATCGGATGGCTTGCAGGAAAAGTAAGTATTTGATTTTTAGGCATTGGAGTTACATTTGGTTTGAGGAAATTTTTGACTTTTGCACCAACAGACTTAAATTGGCGAGGAGAAAGGTTCATAGGTTACTTACCTCCAAAAAGTGCTTTTCCGATAACTTTTTGAGCATCAGTTACTTTGGCATGTCTTTCGTAATCAAAATTAGGATCAACATGAATCATTCCGCAAGATGGACATGGATTATTCATGTCGACTTTGCGCTTAGGATCTTTATTACGATCTGGAACTGTGTCAGCCATGATTACTTACCTGGGTTTACTTTACTTGGATACTCAGAAGTGATAAACCCATAACCATAGAATGGGTGCAGTGTCTGACGGTTGTTCACTGTAGAGGCAGAGTCCATCGTTACTTCTGTATCTGGACGTGCCTTGCGATACTTGCCGTCTGTGGCTCCCTCATCGAGTGATGAATTCATTGAACGTGATGTATTAACTGCCATAATTAAATAACCTTCTTCTCTGCTTGTTGCTTTGCTTCAACAACTCTTGCGCCTTCTTGGTAGCGATCACCACGATCTTCGGTGTTGTAACGTGTTGTATTTGCCCAACCAGCCTCACGTGCTGCGCTCTTAACCTGGCTGCGCTCGTACTTACCTTCGCCACTTTTCCAACTATCTTTCGAAGTATCAGGCATTGCCTTGATACCACGAGCACCTGCTGCTGATGCTTTTGCAAGAGCCTCAACTTGTGGGCTCTTAAACTTTACACGACGGTCTCTGAATAACATTAGATCATTTTACCTTTCACTCTTTTTGCATTGCGCTGAGTTATACAGGACAGGCAATGACCTCGATTGCTTAGAAATTCTACGGGATTCATAACAACTCCGCAGGTTGGACATGGGGAAGATCCATTATATTTTGTGGCGTTTTCAGCGATCTGTCGCGCCTGCAACTCCATAATTAACATGCCATCACCGTCGTCAGCCATAATTATCCTATCTGAACAGGTCCAGGAGTGCGTTGAACGGTTTGATTACTGGCTTGTCCACCAGAGCCACTTACCATTGCTGATGCACCGAATTGAGCAGCGCTCATTATGTTGGATCTACTTAACGCTCCTGCTCCAAGTCGGGTTGCGCCAAGGCGAGTTGCTGCTGCGCCCAATGCACGACTTCCAAGAAATCGTGCTGCTGTTCCACCTGCTACAGGTGCAAGCGGTGCTAGAAATGCCATTAGATACCTCCAAGTGCGTTACGTTCTGCGGCCTGATAGCCAGAGACTCCACCTGAGAACCATGATACTCGTGGCTCGGTGTAATTTCTGTCGATAGTGACAATGTCATCAATTCCAGGTTGTGAGCGATCACCATAGCCATAACGTGGTGGGAATAGTTGAATCTGTGGCAGAGGTGGGCGAACCATTGCCTGAATATCGGCTCCAGGAATGTTCATGACCATCAGTGCCTGTTGCGTGAGACGCTCGGCATTGGTTGCCCAAGGACCTTGATAAGAATACTTTTTGGCAACGGAATCTGGCCTTACAGGAGAACGGAACTCGTTCCAAGGCTTAGTACGATCGTATTGACCGTCAGTGTGCTGTGTCATGTAGACTCCTTTCTATGACTGATGAACAACTATTAGAACTACTCCAATGTTACGATGCTGAATGCCTTTATGACCCCGAAACCGATGATCAAAATGGTACTCAATACTTTCAAATTGCAGGTAACTCATTTCGTGTTAGGAAAACACTTCGTGATTACCTCTATTCAAAAGGTATTCTTAACTAGCACCTCTCCATCCAACCCATGAAAGGGCTTGGAATTGAGGGCGTGAAAGATTTTGACTTGGATCATAGAACTGATGCGCTAAGTGATGGGCTGCTTGCAAGGTTCTGTAACGACGTATTGCTGTTCCGCCACTGCTGATCGCCCGTGAATCATCACCAAATTTTTGACCCATCGCTGCATCATGCTGATGTCGGTCTATTGTGTAACCCAGTCCCTGACCTCCACCAGTCCACGTCTCTGGTTCAGAGATAGAGCCTGCAAAATCACGTAACTTTGGTGATCCGTAGACTACTGCAGGGTGCGTGTTGTTATCGACAGCACGTTGAAGAACAGGGGTTGAAAGATGTTTTGCAATCTCTCCAGTCTCCATAGAGTGCTTAATAAGTCCTTCTCGTCTTGCTTCACTGCTGTTTTGACTGTAACCACTTGCTAACAACAATCCTGCAAGTTCTGGGTGCTCTGGATGGTAAAGTGGCAATCCCTTTGCTGCACGTGCTGCGTTAAACGCTGTGCCGATTGATGCATTTCTCTCGCGTTCATTTGGGTACCACTGAAGTGCTTCCCCAACAAGTCCTTTACGTTCTGCAGTAGCGGCTGTTTCTGCAATTCTCTCTGCCATGTGTCGAACAGATCGGTGTGCTTGCAGTCCAGGAAGATCTGTAATTTCAGTACTCATCGTTCTTTGTCCTGGTACTTGAAAAAATGGTTTAAAAGTATCCATTGGAAGAACTTGAGGAGTTGGTTGTCCTACCCCAATACCTGTTCCAAATTCATTAGTTCTTCCCATTACGACCACGCTGGCTTTAGGTAGGCCATCATCTGACGACGACGTGCATCGATCTGACCTGGTTGATCTGCTTGTGTATTTGCTTTACCATCGTTTACAAGGTGTGGTGCTGGAGTCAAATCTATTTGTGGAGCATTTCGTAGGCTCTGGTATGTGACAGCACCGTTGAGTGGATTAACAACTGGCTGTGCCTTCATCTGGCGCTCAATACCCATCATCGGGTGAACTTGCTCAGGCCAGTAGTACATAGATGGCTCAATGCGCTCACCCTTGTGTACGCCACGTTGATAGGCTTTCTGGTTGACGCGAGACTTGATGCTATCCAGTAAACGGTCATCACGACGTGAACGGATAGTACCAAGATAGCCATCTGGGTATTCCGCAGATGGAACTCGACCAACACCAATACGGAGTGAGTCTAAGGTATCTCGTGCTACAGGAGTTCCTGCACCACCCTGGTTATTGTAACCAGCAAGGCCACCGCCTCCTAGAGATTGCCAGTTCTGGGAAGGAGAGTAGTTATTATATCCTCCTGGCATGTTACGCCTTCCTAAATGCTTCTAGTGCTGCTGCCTTTTGTTTTGGCGTAATCTTGCGTCGTGCTTTACTGACCTCACGTTGTTCTTTAAGTGAGGCTACAACATTTTCTGCTCTTGGATTAACAGTTCTTTGCCCTGTTTTCTCATCTTCAAAGTGTGTTGGGAGAGTCTTTCCTGCACCTGCTGCATAAACACCAAGTTGCTTTTGACCAATACCACGAGTCAACGCTTCTTCAAGAGAGGAACTTGAAGCACGTCCACCAACACGATCAGAAACGTCCAAGTAAGTCTTCTTTGAATTTTCATCCTGCCAAATTCCCTGATGAACGTTTGCGCTTTCTTCTGGAGTTGCTGCACGAGCACTCATGAATCCTGTTGGAACAACTTTTTCAGCAACGCCCTTGATTGAACGCATATGCTCTGAGACAGCAGGGACATCGGCTAAACCACCGACGACTTCATTACTGCCACCTGCTTCTACAGGTACACGAGGGTCACGAGATACGTAGTACCCTGAACCTCTACCTGCTCTACCTGTAGCAATCTCACGAGAACCACCGATCATGTGAGCAAACTGTGCGTCGCTAAGTATTGGTCGATTGTCTGACATTATGCACGTCCAAAACTTGCGCCTGAATCAGACTTCGGTATAACAGAAGCGCCGCCAGCGTTATCATCAAAGTTATAAGTAGATCCTGCAGTCCTGCTTGAGTATGCCATTGGACGTCCACGACCTAAAGATTTATTGCGCCACGCAGTAGCGTTGGCTGCAGAACCCATGGTGTTTTTACCTAGGGCTAAAGGTGTTTCAATCTCTGGCTGACTATCTTCGCCACCAAATTGTGTTGATGACAGTGGCATATTAGTAGGTGCTATCTACGCCGCTGTTAAAGTTAGGTGCTTGACGTCCAGAAATTGAAGGAACAATCTTTGAATTTCCCATTGTTGTTCCTAGTTCTGATTGATGAACTCCTGGAAACTTTGCTCCAACAATGTAACGAGCACCTGAACGTTCTGCCTGTGCAGCAGGTGCTGCAAGAACGTTCTTACGGTTTGCTTTGTTCATAATTGTTGGATCGCCTGCCTGCATGTTCTTCTTCGGCATGAGTGTGCCCTTAAGTGGAGCAGCACTCATGTCTGCAACGTTTGACATCTGGCCAACATAACGACGAGCGCTGTTAGCGTGTTCTGCAGAAGCGATAACTTCTTCTGGTGTCATGTGATTTCTGCTCATGTTTTTACCTGCTGACTCTAGATGGTTTGAGGGTGAACCCATGCGACGACGCATAGCGTGTCCCATATCTGTCCAAGTTGCCATAGTGACTCCTTAATGTTGATACAAGGATACGGCGGAATTAACTGGCTGTAATGGCAAATACGATGGCGCTAATTTCTCCATCACGAGACTCAATTGTGGTAAAACCTGGCTTACAGACGAGATCCAGGCCACGAGGAGCCACATAACCTCTTGCGATTGCCATTGCTTTTACGGCTTGATTGACGGCTCCAGCGCCTACGGCACGCATCTTGACCTCGTGCTTTTCGTAGATGGCGTGTGCAATTGCAGAGGCAACGCTCTGCGGATTGGAAGATGCGCTAACTCGTAGAAATTGCTCGTCAGCAGATGCGTCGGGTGTGTTATTCAATTTTTAGTCCTTTAGATCGAATTTGTGTGCCGCTCCTGGACTAAATGGTAAGGCTAAAGTCGTGCTTGGTCTCTGTATTTAGGATCTTTCATTTGCTCAATAACTGCAGCCTCTACCGAGTCAATATGGACTTCTGCAGCAAGACGTGCCAGCCCGTAGGCATCGGCTGCATTGTCGTCGTTAAATTCCATGCCCCATCTCTTGTATATCTGCAGGAGCATCTCTTGTTTTTTGGCGTTTCCTTTACCAGATGCATACTTCTTCAACGTCATGGGAGGAACCTTCAAGGGGAATCGACGATCATCATTTTCATCAAAGTAATCAAAGATTGCAAGGCGAACAGTTGCTGAGAGTTCTCCAAGCACCAAGGCTGCATGGCTTGCAAGGACTGTTCCTTCCATGGCAATGTCTTGAATGATTGCGCCCTGCTCTTCTAAATACTCAAAATGATCTGTTAACCATTGGCGAATATCTGACAGTCTTTCTACACCAAAGTACGGAGACTTATACACCCATGTAATGTGTTCTGCTGGAGCAGTAGTGTTAACTGCAGATAAGGCAAACCCAGTAAGAGATTGATCAATCCCAATTCCTACAGGAACTCCGTAAGATAATTTTCCATCAATCAGTTTGGTTGGCACGGAGTTTTCTTTCTTCAATAACCATCTCAATGGTTCCAAGATAACCTGCCCCGTCCGTCAAGTTATCGCGTTTGTGTTTGTAAGACTCTCTTGCAATCTTCACCCACGCCATGGCAAGTCCAACTTGTTCTTCAGTAATTTCGCAATCGAAGATTACTTCCCAACCTCGTTTGATGCGGTTGAAGTTATCCAACGGATGATCATAGGAGTAATTACGATCTCCATAAATCAACTCAGTTGCTTCTTCAAGAATAGACTTGTCTTCTTTCATAGCGTAAACGAATCCCTTCTACCGATAGTTTGTGAGCGACGACTTATTTCTCTAGATACAAGAGTAATGTCACGTTCTTGGTTATTTAACATCATCTCCAAGATTTTACGATAAGCGTACTTCTCTTCGTACTTATCACGCAAATCTTGAATGTCTGGATCAATATCGATCTGAGCCTTAATAAGAGAAACAGTGGTTCCTTTAGGTGACCCCGTAGTCAACGCCACAAGTGCTCGGCTCTCAGCCAGTTCTGTCTTACGAAGAGAGTTACGTTCAGCCAACTGAGCCTGCACCAACTGACTAGCCATGTAGTCTGCCCATCCAGTTAAGATGGTGAACATCTCAGCCAGTTGTTCACTACTCAGTTCAGTTATGTCTGGTGGAAGAATGGCTTGATCGTAGACTGGCTTAGGTAAATCTAAGCCACTCTGCATAATTGGTGATAGTTCCATAGTTACTCCTCAATTAAATCGCATTGCTTACAGCCGCTGGAATCCACATTACACTTAGGAAGAGAACCAGCGTTAACCGCATCATTAATCTGTTGTGCCTTGTAGAAAATCCTATCAACGACATCGTAATCGGCCTTCACTGTGAACTCTTTGTAGTCTTGATCCATCTTTAGTTCATATAAGAAAACGATTTCTTTTGGCGCTTCCTCCCCAAACATACGGCGTGCAAGTTCCAGGTACATCTGCCCCTGCAACAAGTGGCCACGGAATGGGCGACGAATGTTTCTCCACGCCTTCTTCAAGTCATGGTCTGCATCACGAAGTAAGTCAGGCGCTTCAAAACGAAGAGTTCCCTCACCAATTGACTTGATTTCAATCAGGTAATCATCACCTAGACCTTTGACCCAGCCATCTGTATGGCCTGCAATACGTAATGAATTATCAAGCATCTTTACTTCGTCATAGACCAAGGTCTTACAGAAACAGTGCTGACAAACCTTAGGTGATAGGCCAGAGGTAATTAAGTCGCAATTCTGACACTTAAAATCTCCCCAGAGATTGCCCATCTCATAGATGCGGTTCTGCCACTTTGCATGGATGAAGTGCCCCTCATCAAAGATATTCTGCAGACGAAGATTTGGATTGTCTTGCTTCTTTTTGCCACCCATAAGGAGATAGGCCGAGTATCTGTGACAGAAGTCAGCCTTAATCATCTCTGATGGGTGCAATACGGTAGTACTACGATCGTCAGGAGTCCTCTTCATAAGGTGACGCTCTATGGGTCCAATAAGACGAGTATCAGTCTTCTTGGTATCTAAGTACTTCTGTAGATCGTTCTTAACTACCATGTCTTAATCCTTGTCTACGCTGAAAATAAAATCTCTGAGGGTCATCTTCTTCTTAAACTTCTTTTGCCACTTTCGTATTAGTGCGTTTCTTTCTCGGTGAGATAGCCCGCCCCAAATACCATGAGGTTCGTCACGGGATACTGCATCCCACAAACACTCGGTTCTTACTGGACATGGATTCTTTCCTGTCTCTCCAAAGCAAAAGCCTTTTGCTTGCGTAGCCAAAGTCTTGTACTGCTCTTTATCACGAGGTGGATAAAAGATGAGCGTTGTTTCGTCTTGACCTTTACAACGGGCTTTGTATCGCCAGATGTAATCTGGTTCGTCTTCCATTTATTTTTCATCCTTTAGTTTCTCCCTCATCTCAAGTAAGTCATCTTCCAAAAGAATAACGTAGTTAACACCATCTAGATAAAGGCCAAAGACTGGCATTCGTCCATCAAGTATTGCTTCCGTTGTGATCTTCTTTAATTCTTCTGACTTTATGGTTTTGGTTTTCTTTCCTGTCCACTTATGTTCGATCAAGAGATCCTCTGATCTAACATCGCCCTTCCTTGACCAGAACGCCCCAGACGCCGCATTTGTTGAGCCACCAATCTTCTTGGCTAGTCTCTTCTCATGCTTCTGTGACTGTTTTTGACCTTCACTTTTCAATTTCGATCTTTCCTTGCTCGTAGCCTTCTATGATACGAGGTACAAGGTAAAACAATGTCTCACGCCAAAAACAAGAAGAACATCCACAGAAGAGTTCTTTTGAAAGAGTTTCACTTAAAACTTCTTCTTCTGCCATCGCTGCCTCAAACAACATGTCGGTGTATTCCTCTACGCCCTTCTCTAAGTCGTGAGCCCATGCTTGATCTGTTACGTTAAATTCCTTATGCATCTGTTTCTCCTGCCATTGGGTTGTCGGGTGTTTCAAACACTAACTTGCGGATAGCGTCTTTTAATTCAATCTCTTCACGAATACTTTGGATGACTGGATCAATACCCTGCCACTTGCGTTCACCAAAGTAGTACCAACCACCCTTACGTTGAATAATGTCCTTGACCACTGCAAGGGCTGCAACTTCTTTAGCGAAGTCGTACTCACCTGGTAAACAATCCCCACCTTCTGAGAAATAGAAATCAAAGTACGCCACACGCTGTGGTGGTGCGGTCTTATTCTTTAGTGTTCGTACCTTAATTCGTTGACCAATACGGTTCTTATTTCCGCTAGGTCCAATCTCAATCCATTCATCACGGCGAATTTCAAGACGTGTAAAGAAAGCGTAATCTTTACCCTGTCCTCCTGGAGTTGTGCGTGGATCTCCGTGCATAACTCCGATCTTCATTCTGTATTGGTTAATGATAATTCCAAGAACTGGACGCTCATCTTCAACAAGACTACGCTTCATTGCAGATCCGACTACACGAAAAAACTTGTTCGTGAGCAACGCTCCGCGTCCTACAGTCATCTCATTCATGTCCTTCTCCATTTCAGGAGCGGGAGACAGCGCTGGAAGAGAGTCAATGACAATCGCATCGACTGACTTAGATTCAGCAAATTCAATAACAGACTGGTAAGCCTCTTCCATGACGTTGGTCTCAATCACAATGACTCGGCTTGTATCAACGCCACACATCGCGGCGTACTCTGGTACCCACTGCTCTGCTGCAACCCAGACAGTTGTGTGCTCTGGATCAAGCGCTTGGTTTGCCGCGATGGTCTTAAGCGCAACTGCAGTCTTGCCGTGTGAAGGTTCTCCTATGAGTTCATTCCATTGATTACCAGGAAAGCCACCACCCAGCACATAATCCAAAGTAGTTGAGCCTGAAGTAATGCGAGGTATAAGGTCGTTGCGAATATCAGAGGCAACAACCACCACGTTATTTCCAAACTTTTTATTAAGCGTTGCAACAATTTTACGGGCTTCATCATTCACTAGTTAATCCTTCCAATAATTCCTTGTGGGTTCCAATTACTTGCAACATCATTACCTCGTGCATCTCGTGCAGAACCTTCGACTTTTGCACCAGTCAACGATCCATAACGACTTCCTGATTGATTAATTGGGTATCCGCAGTCGTAACAACGTGGTGCAGCATTCTGAACTGCCATGTAGTTATTGCCACCACACTCAGGGCAAGATTGAGTTTGACTTGCACTACCAATACGCAATGACGGGACTTGTGGCTGTGGTGCTTGGTACGGAGTCATAGGCTGTTGTGACGGTGGCATTGGAACATCTGCTGGTCGTGCCTGCGGTTGTGCAGGTTGTGTACCTAACTGTTTAGCCCACCAGTCTGCATTACTCATTTTGCTTCTCCCCACTTGTTAACGATCTTTACTTCAGCGATTAGAGGAACTGTCATCTCAGGAATGTGGATACCTTCCATTGACTCACGGATTGCTTCCGCAACCTCTTCTGCTAAATCTTCACGAGCAACTGTAACCAGTTCATCATGCACAGTCAAAATGACATTTGCGTTTGGTTCGTCGACAAAACAAGAGTGTGCCCGAACCATCGCTAATTTCATCAAATCTGCAGCAGATCCTTGAATAACGGTGTTAAATGCTTGACGATCGGCTCTGGCTTTGAGGCCACGATCCTTGCTCTTTAACTCTGGGATGTAGCGACGACGACCAAAGATGGTCTCTACATAAGGGATAGGGGATCTCCCAGTTGCTTGGCGGATCACCTTTGCCTTGTACTTGGAGATATCATGAAACTGCTCTTCAAAACGATTGAGTAGGTCTTTAGCATCTGATACAGAACAGCCAATGCTTTGAGCAATTTTGTCTGGTCCTACGCCGTATGCAATAGAAAGAACAAGAACCTTTCCAGCCTTTCGATCTACGCCCATGGTGTCACCAATAGTTGTGTAGATGTCTTCGCCATTGCGATAGTTGTTAACCATAATTGGGTCACCAGAGAATGCGGCGATGATGCGTGGCTCAATCTGTGAGTAGTCAGCCATGATCAACTTATGTCCTGGAGGTGCTACAAAGAGGTTACGAATTAACTTTCCGTACTGACCGCTACTAGGGATGTTCTGTAGGTTAGGGTCACTACTGGAGAAACGACCTGTCTCTGCTCCATGGGCTTTAAAATTTGTGTGAACTTTCCCCTCAATCATGAGGCTCTTCTTCTCCACAATCTTTTCTTTGCCCATAGTTGTTCGGGTGATCTCGCCACCGAGATATGGCATTACATAAGTAGTCATCAACTTGTTCAGGTCTTGATACTCCAAGATTGCGTCAACAAGTTCGTCCTTACTGCGATAGAACTCCAGCGCATCTGAGGAGACTGAGTAGTGATAGATAGACAACGCTTCTGGTTTGTTAGCAGCGATGTCTTGACCCTTAGCAGTCAGAGCAACACGGATCCGTAGATTAGGGCGGATGCCACGGCCCTCTGGCTTTGGTGAGAACAGTAGTTCTTGCTTCTCTTTTACAGAGTTCATAGAGAACGGTTTACCCGTAAGTTTCCACGCCTTTGCTTTTGCAGCATCGATATCAATCTCAAGGCGTGCTTTAAGAGCAATCAATTCTTCTACATCAATAGTTGCGCCAGTTAACTCCATGTCACAGAGAGCAGCAACAACATCCATCTCCAATGCCCAGACACGCTTAAGACTTCCCTCTAGACGTGGCTCTAGCGCTTTGTATAATTTCCATGTGACCTCGGCATCAAACCCTGAGTAGTGTGCAACATCGCTAAACGAATGCACCTCAACCATTGCACCAATACCTTTTTCAACTTTGATTCCTAAAACCTTTTCAGCACAGGCTGCCAGACCTAATGCATTACGGTTTCGGTTGTCAATAACGAACATCGCCATGAGAGTGTCAAAGAAAGGTTTCTTTGGAACAACTCCACGGTAGTACTTAGAAATAGATTTTAAATCAAACTTAACATTGTGACCGATCTTTAACTTGTCACTAAAGAATAATGGCTTGAGTGCTTGGAATACTTCTCCAGGAAGAAGTTGCTCTGGTGGTGCGTCAAAGACTGGCGTCCACTTCGCTTGATTCTTTGAGTAGTCTGCATCTGTAAGGGTCTTGCCTGCTGCAGCCTTACGCTGACCACTTAACAACATCTCTTTATCCCAGTGAAGGAACTCACCATTTGGATGACCCATCGGGATTACGTCTGTACGACCTTCTGTGGCTAATGAAATCCACATGACGTCATTAACGACAGGTTGAATTCTATTTTCACCAACGGTTTCGCAATCAAATGCAAAAGCATCTACCTTGGAGTAAAACTCAACAAGGTCTTGTAACTGTTCTTTGGTTGTAATGATGTTCATATATCCCTCGTTTGTTAGATGAAAGGGAGCCTGCGAATAGGTGCAGGCCCCCTTTCGGTGGAAATTGCGCTTACGCTACTGAGCGAGCAACCTCAAGCATTTCGGAGCGAGGGGTCTCTCGAATAACTTCTGCTGTGAACGGTACAGCGGCTGCTACTAACTCATTAACAGTGTCTTGCGACAATTTCCATTCCTCTGCTAGGTCACGGCCTCGAACGAAGTTGAGGGTGTACTGCGTTGTTGGGCCAGTACCTAGTCGAGAAATTTCCCAGAACTCTTTTGACAGAGGTCCTTTGCGCTCATCGTCGTGAGCCTTCTTGATCTGACGAGCAAGTGAAGGAGGTGCTGTAAGAATCTGCACTCCTTGTACGTCTCCACTCAACACAAGAACGTTGAATGAAAACTTGCCACGAGGCTTGTCACCAAGGACATCGCAAAGTGGACATGCATCACCGATGCAGACGAAGGACTTCTTACCCTTTGGGCGTTCGATCCAGTGCTGCTCGTATGAAGCAAATGGTTGATCTTCAAGGAACTTTACAAGTTGTGGTTCATCAGAGAACTTGAAGTCTGTTGGGAACTCAGACGTGTTCTCTTGAACGAGTGAGTCGAATGCATCCCAGCCCTGCTGGACTGTTGTTCCGACCTTTGGCATTGCATCTTCGCTGTCTTCAGCGAGATAGTTGTCAGCATCAACTGACGGCTTTGTGATTGGCATGTTTTTCCTTTTCGGTAATGAGGCCTATTGGCTCTCGTTGGCAGTGATGACTTTCCAGGTTCGTACTAAAGTTTCTGTAAGGTCATCGTGTTGGCTCCACTCTACACGAGCGGCGCCTAGTAATCCTCTGCGATTGAATTCTTCAATAGCAGATTCTATGAGCGCTCTAGTGTACACACGATTGCCACCAGTCTTCTGACCTTTAAGGGTCTTTGAACGAAGTCTGTATGGTGCACGTGGGATATAACCTTTGCGCTCCCATAGGCGAATAGTCACAATGGTCTTTTCCAATGCAAGTGCCAAAGCACCGATTGTAAATACCTCTGTCTCTATTCCACCTAATGTTTTCATGATTGGGTTTGAATCCCAACCATTACTCTCACCGCTTTTACGGCGAGAAACCTTTGCATCTGGTTCACGACGCTTACGCTTTGACCCAGGAATGTACTCTAGATCAGCAAACGCTTTTTCAATTTCGTCATCGCCACGAAGACCAGCCATGTGTTATCGCTTCTTCATGACGAGTGCCCAGACAACATTTGCTGGGTACATTTCTTCGACTTCGTCTTCAGTCAAATCATCGTTGTAGAGAGCGGCCATAAGAGCATCCTCATCTACAACACGAATTGTTTTGTACAAGGTATCTTCCATACCATGCTCTGCAATGATCTCTTCTGCACGAGTCTCATTAATCTTGCGTGATACACGGCGCTGCTTTACTACTGCTACAACTCCATTGATATCTTCTGGAAGTTCAATAACAACATTTCCTGAAGAGTCTTCTTCACCTTCAGAATCGATTCGATCAAACAATTTGGCTTTGAGTTCTTTCTGTTGTTTTTCCCAATACTCAAGTTGCTCTTTCACAAAGGCGTAATGCTTTGCTTGTGCCATGAGATCGTCTTCCACACTTACACGTGGTTCTTCGTCTTTTATTCTTGCCATGTTATACCCCCTATGGTCTTGCGTTCTGTAGAAAACCTATCAGACTTCCAACGGTTAAATCAACTCCGCCCTTGGCGTTGATCCCCTGCCCGTCCATGACGGCATCGGCTACAGCGTTCTTCTGTTGGAGCATATCATACTGACGCCCCTCTATCGATTTGGCTACGAGGATGTCTTGAATAGTGATACTCGGCCAGCGGCTGGAGGCTCTCTTGATTCGGCCGTTCCTCTGGACTGCCAAGCCAGCGCTCCAAGGTAGGTCATAGTTTATGAGGAGATTAGCATTAGGAAGATCGACACCGTACCCACCAGCATCGCTAGATATAAATACACGACAATCAGGATCTGTAAGGAACTTAGTTTTACTTGCTTCTTTTTCTTTTGCATTCATGCTCCCTGTGTACAAAGTTCCGCTTACTGCATCCTGTATTGGAGCAAGCATTCCAACCCACGATGTAAACACAACCACCTTTGCTGCAGGATCGGTCTCTAAATGATCGAGAACATACACCTTTAACGCATCTAACTTTGGGGTTTTATTTACTCCCTCTAGTAATCCTCGTTCTTTTAAACTAGAGGTGTACGCACTTCCTTCGCCAAGTTGTTTATCAAACTTCTCTGCGCTATCAACTAAGAGTTGTGGACTGTCGCATAACATTCTCAGTGCCGTAATTTTCGACATGATTGAGCCACGCATCATGTCTGCAGGGCTTCCTGGCTTACTGTCGTGCCCGTAGTGAGCCATCAGTGAAAAGTTTGCACCTAGCAACTGTTGTGCCTCGTACAACTCGTTGCTCAGTTCGTCAGCGATAAAGTTATAGAGCGAAGATGTCTTCTTATCAAAATCAATGGTGAGAGGATCACGATGAATCGTGTCAGGTAGATATGGGGATACATCTGGATCAGTCTGGATCTTACGTACTGATGCTTGCTTCATCTTCTCGTGGAAGATCGGTAAGTTCCTGTATCTTTGAACACCGCCAAAATGATTACGTACAATAAAGGTCTGATCAAATAAATCGAAGCGCCCAAGCAATCCGTCGTCAACAAACTGCATGATGCTGTACACCTCTTCAGGACGTCCGTTCTCAATAGGAGTTCCAGTCAGAGCAAATCTAATTGGGATCTTTGAACCGAGTTTCTTTACGGCTTTGGCTCGCTTAGACCGAAAGCCCTTGATCGCAGTTGCCTCATCACAGACTACTGCGCCCCACTCATAGTCCTTAATGATGTCCCAGTCCGCCACGATCGTCTCGTAGTTAGCGATGATGTAGCCAGTATGTTCTTCCCAGCCCATGTCTCTTTCCCAGCGTATGGATCGAACTGACTTTGCACCGTCAATGACTGAGGCGTAGTCGTCAGAGAACTTGGCGATCTCTTTCTGCCACTGATACTTCAAACTTGATAGCGCGATCACTAAGGTTGGCTTAGTTAAATCACCAACTTCTTTTAACTTCTCTAGTGCGGCAATCGTCATACATGTCTTGCCAAGACCCATCTCATAGGCAACCAGCATCTTCTTGCGGTTGACCATACGATCAACTGCCTCTACTTGATAGGGCTTGAGTGTTCCTTTAAACATTATCTATCGGCGTCGGGGCTGTTGCCAAGGCTCCACATAGGTAGCACTCCATATCTAGCATGTACAAGGAAATTTCCCCTTCCTCAAACATTGCCTTTACATTCCACAGAGTAGAACCACATATACAAACATGTAAGGGGCGCTCTTTATCTCGGAGATCCATCATAAGTAAGCAGCCTTCCCTAGTACCGATGTCTTTGCCGTTTTAATTCCGTGCTCAATCTCAGCCTCTGTCATGTCACCAACATCCTTGACGTCAATTCCACGATAGTTGAAATAGTATAAATCCATACCGTACTTTCTAGCAAAGCCACGCATCTGTTCATTAGCCGTATGACCAGCCTTGTCATTATCGAACGCAGCAATAATCTTTGGAGCACGGCGCAAAATCTTGGCTTGCTCTTCACTCATGATTGCACCAAAAGTGGACACAGCGTTATGGCCTAAGCCAGTTAACCGAACAGCGTCTAGCGGTGATTCAACAACGATGAGGTCATGGGTTGAACTCATGATGTGAACTCCAAAGACTGTCCTTGACTTCTTAACTCCCGCAGGTTGATTGCGAAAGAAGCGTCCACGAGCACCCTTCTCTTGCCAACCCCATAACGAACCGTCGTCAGGGTCTCTGATAGGAAGAATCCATGCCTCATTGCTCTTGTCCCAAAGAACTCCATGTACATTTACTGGACCTATTTTTAAGAATCGTTTTTTTAACTCTATCTCTGGTGGCTCTGTGTACACAGCAAGTCGAGCCTCAGACATTGCGATCGTCTCTTCAGGTTGCACGTACTGTGGTAAATCTTTTATTCGGCGCATAAGAGAGTCGAGAGGAATCTCAACATTTTCGCCAATGTAGTCCTGTGCATCAAAATAACTTATGCCTTTAACATCAGCAACAAGTGTGAATATATTTCCCTTGTAACCACAAGAGAAGCAGATGTGTGCTCCACTCTCAGAATTTATCCACCATGATGGTGAGTGATCCTCTTTGCCTGTGCGCTTCTTGTGCATTGGGCATAGGCCATTAACCTCAACTCCTCGCTGTGCAAAAAGTTGTAGGTCAAGTCCTACGAGGACACGCTCGACATCAATCACACACGGCTCCAGTCAGAGCAATACTTGCACTTAAATACTTCATCCTCATCGTGGAAGCATCCAGTCTCCCAGCGCCATGTCAGCGCCGTCTCTGTAGGACCGCAGTTACGACTTGCAACAACCTTTAGGTTACGAAGTTCTTCATCTTCTTCAATAGGTTCGAGACCAAGAATTACGTCAGAGTCTTGGAAGAATGAGGATGAGTAACCAATTGAATCAGCAGTTACCTTTCCAGCACGCATCTTCCATAAGAGTGTCTGAGTAGTAATGATGACTGGCTTGTCAATCTTTTGAGCAAGTCTCTTGAGTGCACGGGTGATGTTGGTGATGGCTTGGGGAGTGTTCATCTCACCTGTGATCTCATCAAGCATGAGGTAAACACCGTCGACAAACACAATGTCAGGTTTTGTCTGTTCAATCTTTGCGGCTAATGCAGAGACTGTAATTCCATTTACAGCATCAACCAAATGGAATGAGTGCTCCTTCTCCATCTCATTCAAGATATCGATGTAGCGTGCTTCTTCTGCTGGCAAAAGTTTTCCTCGACGCAATCGACCATGAGAAATGTTTGCACGCATTGCATCGTGACGTTGTTGTTGCTCATGGTTGTTCATCTCAAATGATTGAAACATTGGGATGTTACCTTGACGATGGATATTGATTGCCATCTTTAATGCAATCTGAGACTTACCTGTCTTTGGTGGAGCAATGATTGTTACCAACTGCCCACCTTGCAAACCAGCAGTTGCTTCATCGATCTTTGCAAACCCAGTAGGTATTCCTAAAAACTCTGCGTTCTGTAACGCTTGATATTCCTTGTAGCGTTCTTCGGTGTTCTTTGTAAGATCGATCTCATGAGTTCCAAGTACCCCTTGCTCATTGACCTTAGTGATTGTCGCTTCCATTGCAAGAAGAGCAGCGTCGTGGTTGTTCTCTTGTAGTTGCTCAATTGCACTCTCAAGACCTTGACGGGTGAGCATGCGACGACGGAAGTCAACCATCGTATCAAGAAGATACTCAACATTATCTTGTACATCTAGTACTTTGTAGTTTGGGTAGTGATCTTTAACGGTGACAGCAGTAGGCACTTCGTTGTATTCACCGTAGTGCTTACGAACGAATGCCCATACTCTTTTGTTTTCATCATCAAGAAACCATGCGTCATTAACACCACGTTGTAACGCGGGGATGATGTCGCGGTCACGAATGACCTTGCTGACTAAACGATGTTCGTTATCTGCTGCCATCTTTTTCTCCTAATGAAATCGTTCGCCACAAGTAGCGCATTGTAAGTATGAATTAGCATTAACCCAGATGCGATTAATGTCATGGCTGTGGCACATTGGACAGATGACGTTTGCTATGTTTCCCATTTTCCCTCCCTCAAGGGTTTAGATGTTGTCTATTTCTACACCCGCTGACCCATATCTGGCAACTCGGCCAGGAATATCGATCACCGCCTTCAAGTTAGGCCTATACGGTAGGCCTGCAACTAACTCGTCCGCATCCTCGTACAACTGCCAGTAGTTAAATGGGTTAACCACACGACGCTCAAGTTTTTCGAACGCTTTGTCTAGGAGTTCCTCAGTCCACCCCTCAGCCTCAAACCCAGCCAACTCTAAAGAGATCCCGTAGTTATTTGAGAGGACCCACAACTTGTTGGCGCTTTGTAAATTGACGGCGCCGATCTTAGTCTCAGTCTTCTTTGAGAGAAGTCTCTTAGTTTCCTCTTGCGTTAGTTGAACGACGACGTCTGTGAGACAGATCACTTGAGGAGAGGAGACGTTAGATATGTCTCCGTTTTTCATATGACTTCGACTTTGGCGTACTTGACTACGAAGTCACGAAACTTTTCAGCGTCCTCACTAGCGTCTACAGCAAGTTCTGCTGAGACTTCCGTAGGAACAAGGATTGAGTAGTGACCATTGTTAAAGCGCATCTTGTTATTGACAAATGAAGTGTGCTTGCAAGAATTGTTCTTAGCAAATACTGGACAGGTACACCGAACATCTTTTGTTTCAGTATCGACCTCTACCTCAAAGACTCCAGCGCCTTGAGAAGAAATGAAGAGTTGAACAGTACGCCATGACGACTCCATGCTCATCCCTTTCATTGTGCTGCTCGCAAGTCTGAACCTATGATAGGGACTCGGATAAAGGCTTCGTTGGCGAAACTTGCCATCGCTTCCTTGTACACCGCTTCCCAATTCTCAAGTCTAACATTTGTAGTAACGATTGTCGGTAGAGCCTTGTCGTATCTTAGTCGGAGAATTTCATCAAAGGATGAGTCGTTGTACTCAGAGCCGTACTCTTTTCCTAAATCGTCAATAACAAGTACACGAACATTTAGCCAGTCAAACTTTGCTCTTCCGTGGTAGCCGTCTAACTCATACATCGCTTCACGCTTATCGTCTGGCAGAGCGTCAAAGGTCGCCTTCTTGCGGGAGAGGAACTCTGGATAGGTCATGTAGTAGATCGGCTTAAACGCCAGACCGTAATCCTTCTGGTTAGTTCCAAGAACCTTGCATGCCTCTGCATCATTCTCTGGAAGACGGCGAAGGAATTCCATAGCAGCAACTACTGCATGAGTTGTCTTTCCAATTCCTGGACCACCGTCAAAGAGAAGGCCCACACCGTTGACTCCGATGCTGCCAATCTGTTTAATGACCTCACCATTTACAACATCATCAATCCATGTGGACACTTCTTTTGGAAAGAATCCAGCACGATCAATGACGTCCTGCGGTTCAAGTCCAAAGAACCTGCGAGGAATGTTCGATGTGCGAGTAAGCCAATGCCTCTTCAAAGAAGATAGTTCGTTAATGTCGTACATAATGTCTCTCCCGACACTTTAGCCTCGAATAATACGGCGGATCTCTGTGCCACAAGTCGGACACGATCCTAGCAAAATCTTTCTTCCAGAACTTAAGGACTTCTCTACACCGTCATATGCGGTGACGCTCTTCTTACAGGAGAGACAGTAGGCAGTCATTTCTTTTCTTGGATGTTCTGCAACACCTAAGAAGTCAAGCAGTTGCTCCACGATCACCACGTCACGTCCTAAAACGCTATGTGAGTACTCGGAAGCAAACGCTTGAATCTCACGAATAAACTCTTCACGAGCCTCTAAAGCAATGGCCTTAATTGCTCCCATTTTTTGCTTACGCCTTAAAAACAAGTTCACCACGGAAAAAGAGAGGCTTGTTCTTTGCATCAAGGTCAGCGCCAGCAACCATCTTTACAGACTTGCGTGGGGTTAGTTCTTGAACCTTCTCTTTAATCCAGCGCTTTCCTGCAGATGCGTTTGCCCATGCAGAATCTAGAAGAACATCGACAGTATCGATTCCCTCGTCTTGTACAGAGACAGTCGCCATCCATGCTCCACCTTTTACGTTGTTCTTTGTTAGGTCTGCTTTAAAGACCTTGCTTACTTTCTTAGCCATGTTATTCCCCATCTTCTTCTGCGGTTAGTTCGTCTTCCAATGTGTACTCTTCAAGAGCCTTGCTCAGTGTCGAGTAGTTTGTAGCCAGGATTACAAGGTAGTAAATCGCAGATACAAATGCAATCCAAAATACAATAACAATCCACATATCAATAATCATTGTTGTTTCGCTAACTCTTCTTTAACAATCTTGCGAACGTCTTCTACAGTTAACTGAGGACGTGATCCTGTCATCTCTTGTGGAATCATCTATTTGCTCCTAATCTTTTTTCATAGCGCTCTAGTTGCACACGACCAGAGAGTGAGTTCTGAAACACACGGCCATCGCTGGCTGTGAGTGTGCCGATCTTTACCGAAGTATCTGCTGGTGCGTTGACCTTTGTCAAACCCAGATTCTCCCGTGCTTGGTTCATCTTCTTACCGAAAGATGCGAGGTACAACTTGTAGAGGTGCGGCGCTTCATCTCCGATACTCTGGAAATTGCGCTCATCTGCCATGAACAGGCGGAGCAACTCTAACTCGATCAGGGGAGTTGTGTCGTACTGCTTTCTGAATCGTGCAAGCGCTCCTGAGAGTGACTTGACTGAGACGGTACCTGGAAGTAGCGGGTACTTGCGGCCCACTTGGTAACTAAACTCTGCAGCAACGTCCATTGGGGTCCACTCGTGCTGTGGTCGCTTTCCACGGGTCTTGGGGTCTGACTTTCTGATTGCTCGCTGTGGTAATACCTTAGGCTCAACCAAGCCAAACCCTGCCAAATCTTCTCCATCATCTTCCCATTTTCTCATAGATACCTTTATCACTCTTCTTTGAATCCCTTTGGATTCAATATCTTTTAATTTATTACTATCTTGGCTATTAGGTACTAATGGCTTATTGGCTATATGGCTATTGTAACTATAGTCATGTGAGGTGCGGACATTTGAGGCCCCAATCTCCTGGGCTTCTAAAGGCCCAGTTGGGCTTGTAATGTCCAGCACATCTTTGCCACGGTAGCCATTGGCTCGCTTGGTCTTGGTACGGCGCAGGAAGCCAGTCTCTTCTAGGGCTATGAGGCCTCTACGGACGGTCTTCTCGGTCACATTGCCAGTCTCTATACCCAAAGCCCCGTTCGTGGTCTCTAAACGGCCTTCAGAGCCCGCTAAATGGCATATGGTGGCCAGTAGTCGGAACTGATAATCGGTAAGGTTGGCTGTATAAGCCTCTGGCGGGATTTTCACAGGTCGATGCCCCGTGTGTCATCGTCCTCGGCCATCCTTTCACGGATCGTCTCAGTCAGGACGTCGAGTACGGCTGAGGTCACGTAGGCGGCAAGGCTCTCGGCAAAGATGGCCATGCTCGTAGTCATGACGTCGTAGAGTTCCTCTGTCTCGTCATCGGACTCGTAGTCAAGTTCGATCTGGTCTAGGCCATCGCTGATGTCCCACATGTCGATAGCGAAGTCCTCAAGGGAGTGAACGACCTCGTGGATATCGAGGCTCTCGTCCCAGACGACTGCCAACACATCGTTGGACGATAACTCTCGCGTAATGTCTTTTACGGGATCACTAGAGAACGTTATTTGATCCTTATGTACTGGCTCTTCTATGGAAGCCTCTTCTGAGAAATAGAGATGGAAGTCTCCAAATTCCATAGCGGATTTTACGGCGCTCTTTGCGTAGTCTCCATACTCATCGATAGCAATGAGGAACTTTGCTTCTGGGTATTTAACGCCAAGTGCCTGCATTCCAGTAGTGACATCGATATCTGGATCAAAACTAATTACCGCAATCTTTTTCATCCTAGCCCTCTTAATCTTGGGACAGTTGTTGCAATAGGTCTGTTTATAAGTTTACTGATCATCAGTGTAACAAATGCAGTTGCGGGAGTTGCAACCACTAGTGTTATGTCTACAACATCAAGAAGATAAAGCCCGCCAACACTAAGTGGCAATGAGAGTGCCTTGTTCAATATAGGCACACCAAAAAAGTTGCGAGTTAATAAATCTAAAAACTCAATGATGTAGGTAGAGGCAGTTCCAACGATTACGATAGTGATAAGTAGGTCAGTCATGACCCAGAGATTACACCGTCAGGTTGGTATATTCAATACTGACAGGAGTCCGCAGTCTCCAGAAGGTGTTCGGGGGCATCCAGTTACCAAGAGTCTGAGCCAAGCGAGGCATCTTGATCAACTTGCTGAAGTACTGGTATGAGTACGAGGCGTTGGCTGTCCCTGACCAGATGACCCCGAAGTCATTCGGCATTGAGCCATCTAGGTACTCGGTAGGTGTGTAGGCATTCTCGAACTGTACGAGATCGACATAGACCGTGGCTGCCGTACCGACAATCTCAAAAATGGCGTAGGTTGCTGCAGAGGCTGAGTCTGACAAGCCTGTGACAGAGACCCTGTTGAAAGAGGTAGTTATCGCTACATCGTCTGCAAGCGCAGTAGACACTAGAACATTGGCGTCGTTGTAGAACTTTATCCTTAGGTCAACAGTTGTGGCTGCCAACGCCTTCATGTAAGCAGAGGCGGTGTAGTACTGCCCTGCGGTTATTGGGATGTTGTAGTTGGGCTTAATGTTCCACGCACCTGCCGCAACAAATTTACCGCTAAAAGATCCTGGGTACCCAACTACAGGTACTGATGAGTCTTGGCTAAATGTCGCTCCTGTAACAGTCCATGTTGAGGAGTTCACTTCAAAGGATGGGTTTTTAATGTAGTTGATTTTGTTTGGGCTCACCTCTACGGTAATAGCGCGTGCTTCATCGTATGAGGCTGTACCACCTAACTGCATACACACCTCATCTATGTAGTATGTGCCTGCACTGCTGTACGCAATACGGATAGAAACGTATACAGCGTCAGATTCAGAGGTGACAGTTAAGGAAGTTTGTTGCCAAGAACTTGACGCTGCAACTGCTGTTGCGGAGTGGAGTGAACCCGTTGCATGTCCATCTTTATTGTAATGCTGTACTGATAGCGTCACGTTTCCAGAGCCTGTTGGCCTTTTAAATTTACAGGAAGCAGTGTACTGAGTACCAGCAAGAACTGGAATTCCTTTACGGATTGGGTCGTCGTTTCCAAGAGACATCGCACCTGATGCGCTTGCTACTACAGCGCATGTGTATGTTGTATCCATTTGATTTGGACTTGAGGTCGTAGGCACCTGTGCCGTGCTTGCAGTGAGGGTTGCGTTTGTTGCTGTCCAATTTCCTACTGAGTTGTAGAAGGTAGAGTCCTGCACATTTAGCAATAGGTTTGTTGAAAGAGTTACGACAGGTGCATAGCCAGTGAGCACTTCTGCATATGTTTGAATTCCGTTTTTTGTTCCTTTATTTGCATACAGGTAGAACGCTTCACGAATAATTTGTTTCTGGTTCTTAATTGCTAAAGTCGGTTCTGGAGATAAACCGACGTTATACTTTTGAGCATTAAGCAGAGACGAGGGTGTGCCAGCGATAAAGTTGTCGGGACGAATTAAATCTAACTCTGTTAAAAATTGTTCGGCCGTAAAGGAGAACCCTTCAATAAAGTTGTACAAGACCGAAGTAGTGTCTGGAACTGCCAAGGGGCTTTGTTCTTTTGAGATATAAATCTTTGGAATCATATCGATCATTTTCTTCTGCATACCATGGTCTGATGGCATTACGTCTTCGACTGTTCCTGCTAAGACCCACGTATCATCTGAGGTGTACATAAACATACTGTAAAAAACAGGGCGTCCGTTTGTGATGGGTTGCGTCGGGTTTTCTTGACCATCAATAAAGTCATCTCTAGTAACTGTTCCCTCAGTTGCAAACTCTTCCCAGATAATTATTCCGTCTTCAGAATGTTCTGGAAAACCAGTCTGATTTCGTACAAGTCTTATACGAGAGAAGTCTCCCGTAGGGTCCTGCCACAAAACTTGTACAGCAAGAAAGTTAAGTACAACACAAGACATTGGGTCGACTACGTAGTCGAGCGCAGGTGCTTCCCCGTACTTTCCACTACCGTATAAGACGTTGGCGTATTTTGACACGTATCAGACCTTAGCACCCAGCAAGTAGGAAGGGGTTTAATGACTCTGAGGTTGCATCTAACGCATCGCGGATTCCGTACTCCATATTTGTGATGCGGTTTTGCAGAGACGGCCACGCTGTAGTGGTCGGATCAAATGCCCCAACCCCGTTGGTTCCTGTGTTGATAAATGTGCCAAGGGCAGACTCAATGGCTACTACTTCAGCACGAAGAGTGTTGACGTGCTCAGCAAAAATTACGTCGGTAAAGTTAACTCGGTCTGTTCCGAAGTTCTTTACGCTATCTGGATACGATGCTACTGTTGGCATTTATTTTCCTCTCAAATCTACTGGTCTATTTTCGTGCTTTTAATGTTAAATTACCTGCTAAGCGATCTGGTTTATCGTCAAAATAACTGAAGGAATCCCTGGCACTATCCCGCTTGCGGCTACTGCAGGGAGAAAGACGGACGTATTTGTCACCGAAACAACTACTTCAAAGTAATCCCCAGCCAATGCTGTGGAGTGGAAATTCCACGCAGCGATAAGTTCTGATGTAGATCCTTGAACTGCTATCTGACTTGCAGAGTAAGGTACGTTTACACCGTTTTTTCTAAGCCAAATATAGGCATGCTGTACGTTTTCGTTGGACTTATCGAACTGGGCAGAGAACTGGATGTTGTAGGCTCCAGATTGTTGAACTGTCATTTTAGACTGATCCACGAGCGTTACGCCTTGTTCGTTCTCAATGGTGTCACACTGCATTGGATAAGCAGTGTTTGCAGTTAGTGCAGTTATGGTCTGCGTGTTGTGCCAAGAGCCATGGCAAAAGATTCCTTGGGCAGAGTTCCCCTCACCAAATTCACCGATCCAAACTGGGTACTCAGGGTCTCCGCCAACGTACATTACCCAGCAGCCTGTCCCTATAGCGGGTGGGCGTTTGGTTGAGAGCATCGGCCACACCCAGTCACTGACCTGTGTTCCCGTAGGTTGTGCCTTTACCTTTACTCGACGTAGTTTTTCAGGATCTTTATTGTCTACCACTACTGCACGATAAACTCCGTTTAGACGTTTTATGAAATCTTTTTCATCCATCAAAGTGCGCTTACAGTGAGGTTTGCATTCTGGAATCGGAAGATTTCATTTGGGCGTCCAAGTAAGGTTGAGTACGCAGTAAACGCACCTGTACCTGTAGCACTACCTGCACTCTGCGTGCTGGCAACACTGAAGGTAGTAGTTGTGACTGCCGTTACTACCGCGGCAGTAACGTTATATCCTGATGGGCTAAACCCAGTTACAGTGACAGTAGAGCCAACGCTAAGTCCATGTGCGGTGGTGTTAGAGTTGTAGGTGATCGCTGTTCCAGAAGCGGTTGCTCCTGTGAGAGAGATTCCTGTTCTGTGTAGGAAAGTTACACGCGACGTCTTAATCCCAGGAATTTGTTGCACAACAAACTCAATATCTTGAGGATAAATGGTTTCTTCAAAGAAACGGTTTGCGTACCCAAAGTCACTTAAGAACTTGGCTTTTATAGCCTTCTCAATTTGAGCGGTTGTATATTGTGGAAGTTTTGTATAACGAATAGTGACGGAGGCGTCTACGTATGTAGGGGGTGATACCGTGACAGAAGTTCCAAGTAGAACTTTATCTTCTAGATAATCTTCTACATCGGATTTTAAATTAGCGTACTCAATCGTCGTTACACCGAGTTCATCGTATCCTGGAGCAGGTTCAATGTCGATAGAGTTTCGTGTCGGAGCAATATAGAGTGTCACAGAGTTCCACACACTAGCGGTAGCGTTTGCTTTTGAAACATCGTTTACACTTAAGGCCAAGTCTGCGTAATCCTGAAGGGTTACTGCTCTGTTGTTAGCACGAAGAGTTAATGGAGCGGCGTTTCGTATTTGATCTAATGTTTCTGGATCAGACCCGCCAACAGCAGCCTCTGTGTTTATTACAGTTATTTTGCCTTGAAGAGCGATCAATTCACTCTCTGACAATACTGGAACATAATAGATCGTGTCGATAGTACTCTGATCAACATTTCCACGATTTCCACCTCCGACGATGTACGTCGCACGTATGTCTGAATAACGTGTTGGGATAAGTCCTGACACTCCGTCTCCAAAGTAAATTGAGACAATGTCATCCTCGTCAACAGACAATTCAAAGACCTGATCATTTGGACCGTAATCAACGATGTGCTTTACTAAAGACCACTTTGAGTAGGCATCACCGTCTTGAACATAAACTTCAACCGAGTCATCAACAACAGGTGTCTCACCTAGTTCAAAAATCATGTTTGGAGTTCCCGTAGACGTTCCGATCTGTTCTCCATATTCATTTGAGACTGTTGCAACTAACGATACAGGAAGACCTTCTTGTGCTGACACTGTTTCTGTACCATTTACAGCCCCCACCTTTGCAGGAATGATGACCTCAGAGTCAGTTGTAAAGTAAATCTTTTGGACAGTGTCATTTATAGCAATGTCTCCGTAGAAAACAGATCCCTCTGGAAGAGTGATTGCAGAAGCAGAGGAGTTAGAGAACTCTAAAGTTGTAAACGATCTGGTGTAGCCCGAAGGTGTGTAACCATAACTTTGAGCAATGTTTAACACACTAGAGCGTTGGGTCGCTGTAGATATAAAAGACTCATTAGCATTTCTATCGATATAAAAATTTATCAGGTCTCCAAGGTAAGCAAACGCCTCAACCAAAGCAATACCAAAGTCTGCAGGGTCTTCTCCTGTCCAATCTGGTACCCGACTTTGAATTCTTGTAATCAACTCTTCTCGTAATGAGTAGTAGTCTTTACTTGTGTAGTCAACTGAAATGGGCGTACTGGATGGTGGCGTACTCACTTGATCTCCTCAGCGGTTGGGTTGGTTCCTTGTACTGTAACGATTCCAATATTGGTGGTAACTTCTTCTTGATTTGGTAAAGAATAGACCACAGTTATACTTAATACTCCAGTAGTCTCGTCGAACGTTACATCGGTTTGGCTTAATGTTAATAGTGACAATTGTTTAGTAAAGACGCGCTTTACCTCATCAGTAACGGAAGCAGTCGCCTCTTCTTCGCCGTCAAAGACAACAAAAGGAACAAGGCTCCCAAAATTAGGGGCCATCACCCTTTCCCCTACAGCAGTTCCGATCGTTGCCCTAACTCGATCTGCCCATAACTTTGAAAAGTCACTGGTGATCGCTACTTTTCCGTAGGAGTCTATAGAGAATGGAAGAGACATCGATACTTCAGCCATTATCTACCTACCCATGTTCTCGGAGCAGTTGTAAACCCTGCTTCTGTTGCTTTAACTAATGTTGTTGTTGCGTTAAGTTTAGTGTACGTTCTCTTGTTTAGTAAGCCTGTTGCTACTTCAGAGTTCAAATCTCTCACTCCTACTGGCCCTGTGTGTTGTGGCCGTGTGTTGCTGGCTTTGTTAACCCCAGTCCCATCGGACATACAGGTGAAGTCCACGCTATATCTTCCATCAACTGCGAGGAAATGAGTGGCTGTGTTTATAACCCAAAAACCATCTGTAGTAGATCCAGTACCGCTAATTTCAATAGTCCTATACGGAGCCACACGGGGGTCGCCTTGTCCAGAACCTACAGCGGTCAAAGAGAATCGGGATAATTGTGCTTGTGCTTTTGTGACGGCTTCTGCCATAGCAGCAGAGCCAGAGATCACTCCTGGAAGGGCCTGCTTAAAGAGAGGGTTCTTTGTCGAAGACCGTAGGTTGTGTCCCACAGCGTTTGGTTTTACTACCGATGTAGTGAGTTTGGCTGTTTGAGGATTAATACTCATAACATTTTTTTCCGTGCGGCTATAGGAGTCTTTACTAAAGAAGTCTCCAATTTTAGGTTTGAATGAGTCTAAGGTTTGGGACATCACAGAACTCCATGGATTTGTATAAGGATCCGTGTGGGAAAATAGTGGGGCCGTAGTCATGAACTTATCAATCATTGTATCTATAGGATGGAAGTGCAGTTCAGTCCCGTAGACTTGAGCAGCATACCCAATTCGTCGTGCTAACTCCTGTATTTTTTCCCAGTAAGTATGTCCAACTAAAGACTGCTGCGAGAAAACTATTGGACTAGGAGTAACTACTGAGCGAAGTTTAAACTTCTTCGCAATATCTTCAACAATTTGAGTTGCTGTAGAGTTTGTCCATATTTTTGTTCCGCCCTCTTTGAGGGGGAAAGTTGCAGCCATACATCTAATTACTGTTGGGTTATAACTAGACTGTTTAATTTCTGATGATACGTCAAAAACATACCCAAAAAATGTTTCAGAAACTTTATCATTTTTCCATTTTATTACTACTGGAGATCCTGTCTTTAAGGCTTTCTCATAAAAGGAATTAAAGTGAGTGTAAGTAAGTTCTATAATGTCCTGCATCCCCATTCCTTGAACAAGGCGCATGTGGTGAGGGCTTTGATCAAATGATGGAAAATCTGGATACGAAACTAAAAAGGAAGACCCAGTTCTATATTGGTAGGAGTCTCTAATCACGTGGAATCCGTAACTGTGTTCCTGGGAGTATGTTTATAGGGTCAATAATTTCTGGATTCAAATCCATAATTTTCCACCATAAGTGTGGTTTCCCAAGATGTCGAAGAGCAAGAACGTCTAGACGGTCTGTCTCTTTCCATTCGTAGTAAAAGAAACGCGCCGTTACAGTTGGCCATAGACGATACGCAGTTAGTTGATACGATCCGTTTCTTGAATCGTAGACTTTTGTAATTGTGGCATCACTGTACCTGCTATCTAAAAAAATCATGGTTTAGGTCCTTTAATAAACATACTACCTAAGTAATACCCGTCTTCGTTTCCGTATGAGGACGAGGATACCTTTTGAGTCGCTGAAAGGTCTGGACCATCGTTGAATCTTCCTACCTGCAATCTTACTGTTGAAAATATAGGAACCATTCGTGAATCAAATATTGCATGATTAATTGAGAGTGTCTGAACACGTACTCTATAACGCATTCGTAACCCTAAATGTAATTCAACGATTGAGGGACGAAGCCAACCTCTGTCTGCAGTTTCTCCGTTTAGATTAGAGGTAAATGTTGAATGAGGACCATTTAATGTTTTAAAGAGATATTCGATATCGTACATTGTCCCCTTCTCGTATATGTCAAATAGGTCTTTCTGAGCCACTGTCTTTGGGTATGGGTTTATCCCAGGCTTTAGTGAACCGTCTGGATTTAAATATGAGAGGTCTTCAATTCGGTTGAGCACAAGATCAAAGGAAACACTACTCGACATAAGTCCTGCAGAGATAGCGTTGAATGCGTCTTGACCACTAGCAACATACGTTGGGTCCATTTGATCCATAATTCCCCAAGCCATTCCCACATCTTTTGGGTTATAGAGAAACTTAAAGCCGTACATCTTAGGATCGTATTTAATATTTGACTTCTGTGCTTCAGTAATTGCTGTAATTGCATCACGATCCATTTGGATAGTTCCTCGTCCACCAAGGTTCTTTCTCCAAGCCATTTTTGCGTCATTCCAATTTCCTGCGTCAATATGCAGGCCACCTGATGACTTACCTTGAAGACTTTGATCAATTCCACTTACGCTACTGAAGTAGGCTTGTTTTACTAACGGAGCATTGTAGGAGTATCCCAACTTAACGTCGTTAGCACCTCCACCATTATCCTTCTTCTCTATACGAGACCCTCCAGTATCTGGCACAACAACAGGCGGCTTAGTAGAAGTAGAATTTACAGACCCAACGCCAGCGGTTTGTTTCTCTAATTCTTTTTTCTTGGTGGTAATTTTTTGCGTGTAAGTAGTGATGGTTTTTTTTAAGGTGGTTATTACTCCTCTGTTGTTTGTAATATACTGATTAAGAATAACAATTTGAGCAGCATCTGCTACAGGATTTAAGGCTGCAATTTGACGTGTGTAACCAGCGTTTTGTTGTTCTAATCGAGTAACACTTGCAGTCGCTTTACTTTTGTCTTCATTCAGTTGTCTTAAACTTTCCTTTAATGTTTCAAGTCTTTCTTTACGCTCTTTAATAAACTTTTGAATAATCTTCCAATTGTCAGCCTGCTGTTGGGTTCTTTTTGCAGCGTTAACATTTGCTTGACTTTGAGAACTTGTCATGAAACACCCATTCTATTTAGTTCTAGGTCATTTTCTAGATAAGACTTTACTTTTCTAGCAAATCTCATTGCTTCATCTTCTGAGGCTTTGTCAATCTTTAGTGTGATGTTAACGGTTCTATCTCCGCTGACCATGTTAGGGGCAGAACCCGATAACCCAGATCCTCCATATCCTGAAGATGCTCCGCCAATACCTACCTTTTTAGATGAGTTTACCCAGGCATCAGTCCACTTAGTTCCACTCTTAGAAATATCAAAGGCAATTCGTGCATTGATATCTGGGTCGTACAGGCTCTCTGGACCAGTGTATCCGTACTTTCCGTACTGTTCTAAGTACTTCTCGTTACGGCGTTTTCCAAGATTGCCAATCATATTGATTTGGAATAACCCTAAGGAGTAATCTCCTGTACTAGCATTTGGGTTTAAAGCGCCAGGACGTCCGCCTGATTCGGCTCGCGCAATTTTCATGGCGTTCTCTAAACCTTGCCCACTAAATCCTGCTCTCATTAGAGTGTTTCTTAGTGTTGAATCATCTAACGCATTTTTGCTGTAGTTACCGCTTCCAACGTATGCCGTCCCTGCAGAAGAAGAGCCAGAGCCACTAGTTAAAGATTTTCCTAGAACATCTGAGTACTTTGGAATGATGGTTGAGTATGCTGGATCGAGAATGGAGCCACCGCTACCGATTAGTGCACTTGGATCTACAGGGTTATTTTTTCCATTACGAACTTCAAAGTGAAGGTGCGGCCCAGAAGCATTTCCTGATTCACCAGACTTTCCAATATTTTGCCCACGCTTTACTTGGTCTCCAACTTTTACATTTTTTCCACTCAAGTGAGCGTAGATGCTTTGCATACCATTTGAGTGGTCGATCATAATTGACGTTCCATAATCGGCATTGATGTCTACTTGAGAGACGATACCGTCCATGGCTGCTTTGACAGGTGTTCCTACAGGGACGTTGTAATCCATACCTGTGTGGTTTCCATTGGTGGATCCCCACATTTCAGCATCCTTAGCATTGTAGGCTGCATTGATGCCTCCTTGAACAGGAGCCATTCCTCCTGCTGCTCCTCCCTTACCGAATGCAGCGCCAAAACCTGTGGTACCGCCACCCTTACCTTTACCACGTGTAAGTACTAGGCTAGTTACCTGTTTGAGGACATCGATAATGCCCTTTCCTCCATTTCCAAGACTTGTACCGCCTAGGCCTCCAAAGAAGCCTTGCATTTGAGCCAGAGGACTTCCAGCAAGAGTTCCGCCAAGACCTCTAGTAAATGCCTCAACCGCATCTGCAGCGTTCTCAAAACCGACAGTCATTCGCTCTGTTGCTTTAGCCATTAACTCTGCTTGTGAGGCATTTATACGACCAGCAGCCTCAAGCATAGTGTTTTCATTTCCACCAACGGCTTTTGCATTTCTTAAATCTGGATTACGTCCTGATGCTTTATCGATCATGGCTTGATACAGCATCTCTTGTTGTTCAGAACTAAAGCCCATGGTTCGAAGGTTTGCTCCAAGAGCACCGCGCTGATAGGACTCTTGGACTTGCTTAACCGATGCTCCAGAAGCGCCCATGAGCCCCATTAACTCTGTAGCCATTTGACCCATAGATTTATTTTTACCAGTCTTGGGATCATAGGTAGTCATGCCGTACTGGTATAGGTTTGCACCCATTGAGCCCGTCTGCATACCTGAGATTGCTTGAGCAGCAACTGCGTTATCCATACCTAAGTATTTGTAAGCACCGCCAACTTCAGCAGCCGCCATTGTGTAGTTTGCTGAACCTGGAGCATAACCAGCACTTGCAAGGATGTTTGCAGTGATGCCACCGCCTGCTGCACTTGAGAATCCTCCACGCATTGCTCCACGAGTGGCTCTCTCTAGACTAGCGCGATTTATTCCTGGACTCTTTAATCCAGCCTGGTAGTACATTGCTGCATTGTTCATCGTAGAACCGACATCTGGAAGAAACGCAAACGCTGCATTTGCTGTGCCTGTCGCAATGTTTACAGCAGTCTGTGCTCGGAACTGTCCAACAGTTTGTCCAAAACCAAAAGTACCAAGACTGGTGGACATGGAGTTTCCTCCGCCTCCGCCTCCTCCACCAAAACTAGCGCCCATCATGGCTTGAGATGCACGACTAGTGGTATCTGGGAAACGAGCATTATCTGTTCCCAAAGTTACTTGAGGACCTTGCCCGTTACCCATCTGACCACCAACAGCGTTGATAGCGCCGTTGGTTCGGGTGATAGCACTAGCAGATACGTCGTTGATTTTTGTAAGAGTCTTGAGAAGACTATCGGCACTCTTTTGGAGTTTATCGACGCCCGTCGTCAAGGACTGCATCTTTGAAACCATTGTCATCTGCTTAGTCCTTTCGGCTTATATTCTCGGCTATCTCTAGCCAATTCTTTCTGTCTCTTCTAGATAATTCTTTGATCTCTGTCAGCGTCCACCCTGTGAAGGATGTGGTTAGTTTTGACCATTCCGATAATAGATATGGGAACGGCACAAAACTAGAATCGAAATAAGGTCCCAAGGTTAATGGGAACAGGTACCTCACTTTCGCAATCTGGACAGGTAACGTTGATACTGTCAAATTGCGGTCCGCATAAACGGCCATTGATTTCATCAATGATCTTTTTGCGATCTGTAAGTCCAAGATTCTGTACTTGAAGTTTACTTAGAACAGGCGAGGTATCGATCTTCAACACAGAGTTCTCTAGCATGATAGTGTTCAATTCTGCTGTTGTTTTATCTGAGTTATTGATCATTTCCTTCTGTGCAATACCTGTTGGTAATTGAACAGTGAAAACATTCTTACGGCCTTGGACTGTGAACACACGGTCATTGATTGGATCTGGAAGAACCTTAACCTTGATGTCTGTGTCGAGGTCAACAGAGACTGCCTTAAAGTTCTTGCATCCTTCGCAGTATGCTTCAAGTTCAGCCTCTTTACCGAACGTTGCTTTAAAAATTCCTAAGATCAACATGTCTCTGTCTCCAGAGAGCATCTGATCTAAAATTTGCTCTGTAACTTTCTCGTTTCCAACACGCACAGTTCCACGATTAAGGATCGTTAGAATTGCTTTTCCAATGTTAGAACTACGGGATATTGCTTCTTCATCATTGCCGTTGAGTTCTCTTACCTCTGCTTCAGTAACGATCTCCCCAGCGGCATTGATATAGCCGCCAGGGAGAATCACTACTGTATCTGAAGGAGAGATAATATGAACTTCTGGTTTTGGCTCTGGACGTTCCTCCATTGCCTGATTGATGAGATTATTTGCCAATGCGGGATTAGCCGCTGCTGAGATTGTGTTAGTCATTTTATTCCTTTGTTAGAATGCTGCTGCTTGTGTTGTTAGGTTTGGTGCCCAGTTTACGTCAAAACCTTCATGAACTAGAGACATCTGCTCTACAAAGAGAGCATTGTCTCCAGCGTTAAGGTCTGAATATGCCACAGCAGTTGGCCAGCAGTTGTATACGTGGAAACGCATGGCTACATGGTCTTTGGTTCCAACTGTGTCTGTTGATGTCTGAGCACCAGGAATTGGGTGAGATAGAACTTCAATCTCTAGATCGCAACGGAAGTTCTTGTCTACGCCACGTGTTCCGCCACCTTGTACGGTAGCAAACATGTTACGCATCCAATCCCAGTTCTGCTTTGTTCCAAGGATTACGCCACGTTGCAGTGTAATCGGTGTAAACGAAGTTTGACCAGGGATCTGGTGAACAGTGGTGTTGTATCCACCTTCACGGTAAGGGATAGAGTCAGTTGTTACGGCCATGCCAGATACAGAGGTAAATCCAAACGTTGCTGAATTTAACGCTGCCAATGACGTGTTACTTGAGTCTTGCGGAATAAATGTGACTAGAAACCTAAAGTTTCTAAGCGGATCGGTTAACAGGGTTGACCGATTGTTGATGACTGTTGCCATTATTTAGTTTCTCCTTCGGATTAGTTCAGCGTCTTTTGGCTGAGGTCGATGACGATGAACTCTGCTGGGTACTGAAGTGCCACACCAACTTGGACGTGGACCTCTCCATTAGCGATTTGTTGCTCAGAGTTGTTTTCCGCGTCGCACTTGACGAAGAAAGCCTGAGCAACGGTTGCTCCACGAAGACCGCCTTGATTGCGGTACTCGTTGAGGAATACAGTGATGTTGCTATTAATACGTGCCCACAAGCGCTCATCGTTGTTTTCAAAGATTGCAAACTCTGTGAGGTTCTTGAGGTTCTTGCGGATGTAGATAAGTGAACGACGCATGTTGACATACTTGTTTGCTGTTCCATCCTGCAGGAGAGTGCGTGCACCCATGACCGCTAATCCAGCGCCAGGGATCTGACGAATTGGGTTAACAGGAGAGTTAGCAGAATTCATGGAATCAAGTTCTGCTGAAGTGAATGTCTTTTCTACAGCAACAACTCCTTGAAGAGTTGCAGTGATACCTGCAGGAGCCTTAAATACTCCTCTAGATGCATCTGTAGAAAGATAGAGTCCTGCAACTGCTCCTGCTGGAGCAACCTTGCGAAGAGCCCCAGCACCGCGACCTAGTGGGTCAGCGATAAAGAGGTGTGGGTAGTAGACAGCAGCGTGGCTAGTATCTGTAAGACCAGCAGCAAAAGAAACTGCTTCTGTAACAGTCCTGTTCTCGTCGGTAGAGACAACTACAAAACCATTGTTCTCTTCTGCCCATGCCGTTGCATCATTAAATACTGAAGCCTCCGCTGTTGCAAGTGAGTTCCAAATTCCTGGAAGGAATATCACAAGAGGGCGATCTAAAGATGAGAACCCTGCAAAAACTGAAGCGCTTGTTGATTGATAGTTGGTGTAATCTGCAGCAACTGGAGTAGTTCCATCTGTTCCTCCTGTAAGAGGATAAACTCCTAGAACAGGAACTCCTGCAGCACTATTACTAATGGTGATGTTTGCTGACACAAGATTGACCACCGTTTGAGCATAGTCACTTGACGTTGGATCGCTAAATACAACGTTTTCGTAACGCTCCAGTACAATGTCATCATCAAAACCTGCAGTTACTTTTCCACTAACGATTGTGCCTGCAACACCTGACTCTTTGAGAACAGTCAGTGTGTATGTGCTTGCAACACTTCCTGCAGTTACTTGAACACGAAGGTTATTTCCATCTGTTCCTTTGTTCTTGGAAGTTACTCTGAAGACAGTGACTGCACCTGATGTTGCTACATCTACAGTGGCAGCGGCTGCATTTGCTGCTAGGAGGCGCTTGACGTAAAGTTCACGGCCACCATTGTTGAAGAAAGCCGCTACTTCAAAAGTAGCGGGGTAGGAAGCATTGTAGCCTCCAAAGGTCTTGGTAAATTCATACCAAGAGTTAACGAGAGTTACTGCTTCTGGTCCTTGTCCAAGAGGTGCGACAATCGCACCAGCAGCATTTGCTGTTACTCCACCTGCGAGAGGTGCGGTAAGGAGGCGCTCACTGATGTAAACACCTGGGCGGCTATAAGCCATGGTTTTCTCCTAACTAGTTGGGTAAAGGTTCCTTATGGTGCCGTAATAGTGATCGGATCGATATCAGTAAAGTCGCCACGTCCAAGGACTTGGCTATCTCCTGTACCAGTAACATCAACTTGCAACACTTGATACATCTTGTTGTATAGTTCTGGCGCAATCTCACTTGAGATACGCACTGTGAAAGCGTTTACGAACAAACGCTTTCCTTGCTCTGTGACATCCCGCTTTGAGATATCTAGAACATCTAAACGACGGACTGTTCCGTAAACAGTGTTGTCGCCTATCTCCAATGTGCCAAAGCGCAATGGAAGCCTTGTTGTCATCAACTGAGCCAAGATTTGACGGTCATGGCGTGGCTGACGAGAGTAGGTGGTTACTTGGTAGTCAATGTTAACTGGGATTGGAAAATTAATGTCCCAGTTGTGAACCCCTGAGCCATATGAAACGCCTTGTACTGCTTGTACTCCTTGAGTTCCCTGGACTGGTGTAACCATCCAAGTTGGATTAGCAATATATGCGGGCTTAACACGGCCACGTTGTGCACGACCAAAGTCTTCAGCCACATCAATCATATCTACTGTGATGTATGGGTACTTCTGTTCTGTAATTTCCTGATCAGGCTGTCCGAACCACACGCCCACAGCACGAGTTGTCGCTGGAGATGAGGCTGCCTTCTGATCTGTTACCGTCAATCCCTTCAAGAGATTGCGGATGGCTTCGTCTTCCTCAAGTAAGAATGTCATAGGTCACCTAGGTGCTTGGCTAGTCGTTGAATAAAGAAAGACTCTGCTTCGTGGGATCTGTTGTTAGTGCGACGAATGGCAGCGGTAGGGCGCTTGCCTGGAGTTCCGTACTCGAAGTCCTTTACCTGATCTAGATGGCTGCTGTGTGTATGAGCCTCAAAACCATCCTTGCCGTATGTGACATGGGTAGAACGTACAAGATCCTCTGGCCATTTACTGTTACGGGTTTCATCACGTAGATGAGCAGTCACGAATCTCGATGTCTCGTGTCCTGAATTTTTTATGGCGCTGTGGATTTTATCCTTCATCGGGTTACCACCTGGGTAGGCGTAAGCAGCATGAATAAATCCCCTTAAACAGCGCAAGTAGTTGGGACTACACAGACCCGCAGCGGGTTACTGATACTGCAATGATAAAGAAAAAGGCCCCTGTGTAGGGGCCAATCTCTTTACTTCTTTTTCTTCTCCCGCTTGTCTTCGGCTTTCTCGCCCTTCTTGCCTTCCTTGGCTTCGTGGCGCTTTTCCTGAGACTTTATCTTTCTGATGATGGCGTCGTCCTTCTTGCGATCTTCAGCAATAGTGGCAGGCTTCTTCTTCTTGCCGTGAGCCTTGTCCATCTTCTCGAACTTCTCTTTTTCTTCTTTGTCAAGACCAGCACGCTTCTTTAGGCGAGCATCCATCTTCTCGTCCTTAGACTTGGTGTACTCACCCTTCATAAAGGATGGGGTAGCCACTAGATGACCTTCTTCTTAGGCTTCTTCTTGAGGGCCTTGAAGTCAGCGCCAGTAATCTTGTCCGTTGGCTTTGCAGCATTAGCGATCTTCTTCTGCTTTGGAGTAAGAGTCTTCTTCATGGCTTGCTCCTCTTACAGGTACTGCATGTGCACTTACAGCCTCTTGTTTTACAGGAAAGAGCCATTACTTCTTCTCTTTCTTCTTCTTGTCGTCCTTCTTCTTTGCGTACTTCTTGTTTGCAGCGGCTAGAGTCTTCTCACCGTGCTTATCTTTTGGCTTCATACATCCGCATGTGGCACACATCTACTTGCTCACTTTCTTCTTAGTCTGTTTCTTGGATTTTGGAACGCCCCTATCAGGGACGCAGTTTGGAACTTTCTTGCCATTCTTCATCTTCATACCGACCTGGGTATATCCATCCCAGCAAGGATCTGTCTTCTTTGGCATTAGCAATCCCACTTTCTTAACGCCAACGCTTTGCGAGTTGGCTTGCCGTTCTTCTCCATAGGACCTTCCACACCACCCATACGGGCGCAAAAAGATTTGCGACGTGCTGCAGATTTTGGTGATTTCTTTGCTTGCTTTGCAGACACTGGCGGCTTTAAGTTATGTCCTTCTTTTTTAGCAGAAGCACGACCCTTGGCGTTTAGTCCACCTTCTGGGTTCTTACCTTCTTTACGCTGCCATGCTGCGGTCTTAGCCATTTTTCTTATGCCAATCTTTTGTCGCCTTTACTCCTTGAGCAATAGTCTTAGAGCCAGCCTTCTTTGTCAGGTTAATCTTGTCGTACTTCCCTTTGTCTCCAGGATGATCAACAATAATTTCGCCTTTTTTGTTCTTCTTAATGGTGTGCTTCTCACCAGCAGCCTTGATTGTCTTGGCCATTACTTCTTTACCTTTACTGAAGAAGAATTCTCTTTGGCGTGCTTCTCTTGGAGTTTAGCGAGTTCTACCTCGTGCTTTTTCTGCAGGGCTTCAACTTCTAACTTCTGAGATGCTCGTGGCTTAGTTGACATGGCTGCAAGTCCTCCTCCATTTGGATACGTCAATGGTGCTGCTTTTAACTTTGTTCGGTTATGGTTTTCCATCAAAATTTTCTCCAAACAAGTAGTTTAGCAAAGAAAGGATAGTCCCTTTATCTTCTCGTAACAACCCAATTGCTGTATTGCATCCATGACATAAAAGCCCTCTTACTTCAAGGGTTTCGTGGTTATGGTCAATATGAGTTGATTTGCTTTTGTACTCTAAAGAAGTTTTACAGACCTTACATTTTCCATTTTGTTCTATAAACAACGACGAATAAGATTCTTCATTTAAACCGTACCGACGTTTCATATTAGAGCGCCACCCATAAACAGCAGTTATTTCTGGGTTGTTTTTACGAAACTCTTTAGTACGTAATGCCTTACATGTAGAACAATAACTATCACCATTTTGGTGATACTTTCTTGTTTTCTCCATGTTATGGCCACGGGTACAAGTGGTTACTTTATTTGCCATTCTTTTTTTTCTTTGAAAGTCTCGTTTCTGAAAGAGCAATAGCAACCGCCTGCTTCTTTGACTTAACGACAGGCCCCTTACCAGGGCCCTTCTTTCCAGAGTGCAACTTTCCTTCTTTGTACTCTTTCATGACAGTTTCAACTTTACCTTTAGATGCTTTCTTTGCTGCTGCCATTACTCTTCCTCTTTCTCGTCATCTTCGAAGTCTTCGAAGTCATCTTCATCCCAGTCATCATCTTCATCATCAAACTCATACTCTTCAAGATCCTCTAAGTCAATGCCATCGGCTTCGAGGATGAGGTCCTCGTTAAACTCAGTCTCAAAGTCTTCCACTTACATCTCCTTTTAGTTAACAGTCAATCCAGTTCCTGCAAGAATCCAACGTTCTGCGCCTACTTTTAGTAGGGTAACAATACGATTGGCTGAAATATTGTACGTTTGATTACTGGCCAGTCCTTCACAAACTAGCGTTGTAGTCGAAGTGTTTGCTCTGCTTATCCGTAGTGTTGCAGTATCTGAGGTTACTAGCAATATAACAGTTCCAACAGCAAAAGCAACAGAGGTATTACTAGGAATAGTAACTTGAACAAGTCCAGTACCAGAGGCATAGATATGCTTTCCTGCATCTGTTAGCACAAGAGAGTATGTAGTTGGTGCAGTCCTTGACTGCTGTGCAATAAGTTTTGACTCAAGAGTTGTCACTCTCACATCAATTCCAGAGATAGCAGTATTTAAACGACCACTCCAGTTTCTATCTCCACTGTTAGGCAATACAACTGTCATTTACACTCCATAAGGGTCTATACCATAAGCGCCGTTGCCGTAGCCATAGGTAACTGTTTGGTTGTTAAAATCGGCAAAATTAAGGAACTGCGGATCATTGACGAGTTCTTCGGCGTTGACCTGGTTGCAGTCGATAGTGACTACAGAATAGCGGTCTTTGTATCGTCCGCGTGGTAAAACACGGGTTGGAACGAATACCTTTTGCTGGAATACAACGCGGTCCTTGATATGGTCCGTTGGGGTATCTACGATATCAGGAAGCAAACGGTTAAGGTCATCAACAGCCACCACAAGACGCAAGGTATCTGTTACGTAGAAGCCTCGTTCGTTCATGACGTTAGTTGAACGGATCTGTTGAGCCATAATTACAGGCAAATCAAATGGGGCATTCCAACGACGACCTTGGGTCTCTTCTTCACTGGAGACATCATAGACAGGATCGACCCACGTATCGTAGTTAGCGGCCAAGGCGGTAGGGTCCCAGGCCCACCATTTGACGGTAGTCCCTACTGGGTCACGAAGTTCATCGACGATACCCTCATCCATAGATAGGGTCTCAAAGTCGATCTTAAATCTTCCCTGGACTTTATTACCACGCATGGGCCTAAGTATGACGGCTAAAGCAGCGTTTTAATTGCTTATTTATTTTAAGTTTCCTCGCTGATGGTCTGGGTATGGGGCGTTGTCTAAGTGAACGCCTTTAAAATACCTTCTTCCAGCCATATGGGGCTTCTCTAGATCATCGGTAGAACGTTCTTTTCCTAAAGCGCTACTTTCCGCAACTTCATTTGCGTGTAGTTCTTTGTCCTGTATTAGTGCTAACTCAAACCCCTCAACAAAATACCTTGGTATAGGGATAAAGGCTCCCAACGCGTCACCCTTCTTTACAGAGACAGTGTGATTTGGGACTGTAACTTTAAGGTTAAAAGTAAAGTCTCTTCGAATGTTGTCTGTTTCAATAACCCCCGTCATAGCAACGCAACCTTCAACGAACATGTTAGGTGGCTGAATGGTCATCAAGTTAATTCCAGGAGGTGTTTTTAAAGCAAAGTGATTTTGGACTGTAATAATCCCAGAACCAAATCCATTTGTAATAAATTGTTTTGGAAACTCTTCATCATCTTTAAAAGTTATTACAGCAGGTAACAGTTCCCCATACCATACAACATCAAAGTCTCTTGCAGATTGAACCATAAACCCATATTGATTTCCAACACTTAAAGGTAAACAGTAGTAAAAGTGTGAGGTAAACCAATCTCTTTTTGGAACACCTTTTAGCGGAACGATGATGTCCTTATAGAATCCGTCATTATCAAGAGAATGAGGTACAACCATAAGGGTATTGTTTGGGACTTCATGCCCAGGATCATTAAGATAGTTTTTTTCAGTCATAGAGGAGTCCCGTTTCTTTACAAAACTTTAAAAACTTTTGATAATTAATTTTATAATCTTTTAATAATTCTTTCTTTGATTTTTTATTTTCAATATCAATTAATCTTGTTACCCTGTTTTTCTTGTCCCAAGGTTTGGGGTCACTGTTATACGCAATCCTGTCTATTGCGTAGAAGTGATAGAATATTGGATCGGTAAAAGCACAGACTTCATATCCTGCTTGATATGCTCTAATTGAGTTTATTGTTTCTTCCAAAAAGAAACTAACATCAGAAATAATAGGTACTTCTAGTAAGAATTTTTTTTCTGAAAAAAGTAAGGCTCCTTGTATGTAGTAACTTTTTGCAGTACTCGATATCCGATTTTTTACTCCCCACTCACCAAACGTAACTCCTTTAAAAGAACACATAACGTGAGATTGATCTTGTAACGGTTGTCTATTTCCAGTTGAGTCAATCGAATAAGCAGCAGGATAAGAAGATAACACCAATTTTGGTTTTGTTGTTTTTTCTTTTTCATACAAAGCCATTAGTTTTGTGTCCCACGACTTTTCCGAGAACATATGGGCATCTAACTGTAGGTAATACGTGTAGTTGCTAAATTGAGAAACCGCGACCGCTCTAGCCCAAGAAACTCCATACGAATCATCTGGATTAATTTTTATGTATCGAAGTTGTTCCATCTCAATAAAACTAAGATCAGGATGATCTGTGCTCTGAGATACTATTGAAAACAAAAGATTTTCTGGGTAATCAGCATCCTCAAAAAACCGTTTAACTGTATTTTCTAACTCAGTCTCCATGTAAGAGACTATCGAAATTAGAATCTTCCTATTGTTGACCATCTGCATAAGCCCAAAATGACGCAATAGTGTAACGTGTATTTCCTTCTACCTTTGTTACTCCGTGCAAATGGTCTGCATCCCCTAAATGAATTGCAAGTTTCCCACTTTCTGGCGTTACTTCAATATTGTAATTTGGATAGTATGTATGGCCACCTTCATAATCCTCATTTAAATAAATGATGGCTCCAAATTTTCTGTGCTCTAATCCTTTTACTTCTGTATTGGTCATGTCATCTGCATGAGGGGGCTGCTCCATACCAGGGTACCAACGACAGATAGTTAGCCCATCTTCTCTTACTTTTTTCCCGTAAGAAGACTCAATGACGTCTTGAACTCTGCGGGATACATCCACCATAAAATCACCAAGTTCGTTCCCGAAGTATTCGTAGGCTGCTTGTACTCCGATAGTTCTTTTATCCCAAAAGTCTACAGATGAGGGTTCCCATAATTCGGTTTCTTTTACAAGGTTTAAAACAAACAAGACTTCTTCATTAGTCAAGAACTTATCAACGATCGTTGTTTTTAGCATTTACCATTTTCCTATCGGGCATTTTGCTGCTTGTAGTTTGGTTTTGAGTTCCATAAAACACCCACATTTCTTACACTGTTTTGTTAACTTTACCAATTCTGGGCATTCCATGCATATCTGCATTCGCTCTATATTTATGGTGCTTTCTGCATACTTGGTTTGTGGGTTTAAAAAATCTAACGGAGTTACACCATGTTTTTCCCGATACTCCTCCCACCTCGACTTCATCTTAAGGAACTAATCCATTCATATTTCTATCTGTTAGTACAAATGCGTTATCAATAAACTTAGCATGTGGAGAACTGACATAAAGACCATACGGATAGTCCAGCATCTTTAATACCTGTGGATTACTCAGTAGAATACTTCCAAAGTACTCGCTAGTCTGGAAATCTTCCAAAATGATTCCATCTTTTAGTAGGCGCACTGTTATGCCGTCATGATCAGGGTGTTCATTAGATATGTCGACTACTTCATCGGCATTTAAAAAAATGTCAGCATGTTCTACGCTTAACGCCAGATCATATAAACAATCTTGGTCAATTACCCATACTAATGCTATTCCATCTGTTCCAGTATGAACAAAGTGGATACCTTCATCAGTTAACATTTTTGTTCTCCTTTATACAAATGTGTGTACCTTACAATATCGTAAGGTACACACATCCGTTTAGCAAGCGAAGACATTGAATGAGCCAGATGCTGGTGAACAAGTGCTTCCTGCACCAAGTTCTCCGCACGATGATGTGCTGGTACAGCATGCGACCGCTATCTGTCCACTGGTGCATCGCCTTAGGGTAGGAGCAGGCGGTGGTGGCGGTGGTGGCGGAGGTGGAGGAGGTGGAGGAGGTGGAGGAGGAGGAGGAGGTGGAGGAGGAGGAGGTGGAGGAGGAGGTGGAGGAGGTGGAGGAGGTGGAGGAGGTGGAGGAGGAGGAGGAGGAGGTGGAGGAGGAGGAGGAGGTGGAGTAGGTGCCACAGGAGTAACAGAGTTACTTGCTGCAGATGAGTCTGAGAGAACTGAATAATCTGTTGTGCCAGAAATTGTAAAAGTATAAGCCGTTCCATTTGAAAGGCCTGAAACTGTAATAGGGGAACTTGATCCAGTGCCTGCAATCGATCCTGGAGAAGAAAGTACGGTGTAGGTGATTCCGTTCTTGCCAATATAAGAGGAGGCTGTGAAAGTTACAGTAGCAGCGGCGTCACCAGCAACAGCACTGCCAGTACCAGGTGTCGTTGGTTTTTTACCGCTAGAACCTGTAGTTCCCAGAACTGCCATTACGCACTCAAATCGCCAACAAGAACCCAAGTATCTGTAGCACGCTTAATTAAAGTTGCAGATGCCCACTGTGTTCGTAACTTCAATCCAGGTGTTGCATTGATAGTGACTCCAGCGCCTGCGGTAATTGTGAATTGTCCTGTAGCAACTTGGAGCATATCGATCTGAGCGCCGATTGGGAATGGCACGGAAGAGTTAGGTGGCACAGTAAGAGTTGCAGCAGTGGTGCTGTTGTTTAACTCCAGGAAGCGATCCTTATCAGCCAACACCAATGTGTAGTTGTTGGTTGTGATAGTCGGAGTGGCAAGGTTCTTAGAGCCAACTCCTACAAATGCTGAATCGCCATTGCTGCGAATTGCCATCTTTAGATTTCACTTCCATATGCCTGGAATCCAACCGAAGTTGATGAGGCAGCGACACGGATGAACTTTCCAGATTCGAGAGTTACACCCAAGGTGTAAGAGGTAGTTGTGTTGGCTGGGATAGTGATTCCAGCACAGAGAAGAGTTGCATCTGGGGCAGTTGGGCTAGAGGCAGCGCCCATGATGGCGATGTTGTAGGTGGCTGGTGATGTGCCTTGATTCGAGACGATGATAGAGGACACGACAGCGCTTACACCTGAAGGGTTGTAGAGGGTGCTGTATGCGTTAGATGATGCTGCAAGAACTTGGCCCAAAACTTTATATGTTGCCATGAGACTCCTTAGTGGTGATCCCTGAATTATCCCTATCTACTTGGCTTTTGTATTGGTAAACCCTTTAGCCTATTTTCTCTAGATTGTTGGTAATTGCAGTTCTATAGATGGGGGCGATATCTTCTTTGAGTAGGTCTCGGAATATCTGAGTCGCTTCATCTTGGCGCCCTACCCACCATCCGCTGACTGCCTTCTCAAAGCGCAGTACGTATTCTCCCAGATAATCAAGATCAATAGGTAGAGCAGATAAGTGTGTTCTGGAGAAGAGGAGCCCCACCTCACACGCTGTATATGACTCTTGCCATTTCTTTGTCTGCTCATAGTGACGGGCCAAAATAAACCACGCCTCTGGTCGATGAGGCAGATATGCGATGGCCTTAAGGATGAGGTCCATCACCGTATGCTCACGGTTCTGTTGGTGCTTAAAGCACTCAGAGGACTTAAGCAGTGCAGCATAGACGTACTCTGGATGGCTCTCGTAGCCGTACTCTGCAGTACGTAGATAGAACGAAACCGCTGATGCGGTCTGTCCTTCCTTCTCATATTCTTGCGCCAACTTAAAACTAAGTTCAGGGTTAAATGGATCATCAGATAAGGTGATGATCATGTCGTTGATAGTCTCAAACATTTAGCGCCTCCTGTACAAGTTCGTCTACAACATCCTTCGGTATCTCTAATGCGAAGGCGGCGTTATCAACGAACCCGAACCCAACAACTAAGTTCTCATTAACGATAGCGGCTCCAGCACAGAACTCAATCTGTCCATTGAGGAATGACCAGTTCTCTGGAGATAGGCCAATGAGTTTAAAGTTATCGTCCCAGACACAGAGGCGATGGCGATAGGTGCCGTTCTTCTGTCCTAGGTAATTCTTGAATAGAACAACCTCGTGCGTGATAGCGATGTAGTAATCGCCCCAACGAATAACTTGAGAACCACCACGCTGATCAGCATTTGCACGGGCGCCTTGAGTATGAGAGATATGAACTGAATCTCCAGTAACGGGATCTGCCTCTACCACTTCGGTAGGGCTAGTCCACTTCACATACTGGAACTGACGATCAAGGATAGGCATCCAGTTCTTCTCGCAGTACGAGTCCTTGTTGATAGGCGCCTCCACACGCACACGGGAAATCTCCTTGGCAGTCCACGCCTCTTTGTTAATCTCTAACTCAGATAACTCCATGCGGCCAACGCCGTTGGTCGTGGTATCACGACGGACACCTGTGGCGTAGTACTTGCCATCCCACTTAACGAGGCGAGCATCTTCTTCGCCAACGAATGTCCAGATGGGAGTGACATCTAGTTCAGATGTATCTATCTGGCAGTACTTGACGATGTTCAAGTCGTCATCAAGTTTAAGCAGATAGTTAGTCGTAACTAGACGGCGATCTTCCTCTGGATGCAGATAGGAGAGAGGTCCCCAGACACTTGGGAAGCGCTGGTTATTCTCTGCATGGTAGAGGGTGTAGTTGATGTGGCGCAAGATACATAGGATGTCGCCATCATCGTCTACGAAGAGAGATGGATTCATCAAGCCAGTTCCGTTTGTTACGGATGCTGGAATAATGAGGGGCCGTAATTTTCCGCCTTGAGAGGTTGCTCTTTGTACCAGATTCATGGCGGTTACTCTACAGGATTACGAAGGGCTTCGATCTCTTCCTCAGTTAGTCCTAGAGCAAGGAGTTTCTGGTTTGCTGATTCTCGTGCGTCAACTTCCTCAATGACAGGGGGAGTAAAGCGCCCTGTCTCAGCATCGTATGTCCACCCAATACCTGCTGGATTTTCAGAGGTGTACTCAATTAATTCTGCGCCTAGTACGTTAGACGCTTCTTCTTTATCATCAGCAACGATAACGTTGCTTACTGTATTTCCACTCATCATTGCGTATGTTGCCATTTTTATTTCCTTTTCTTAGTAGTATAAATAAATTACGCCGTTGCCGCCATTGCCGCCTGTACCTGACCTATTGGTACCACCACCACCACCACCACCATCTCCACCGTTACCGCCAGTGTTTCCAGATGCGTTGGCGCCAGCACCGCGATAGCCACCGCCACCGCCACCAGCACCATCAGTTACAGCACCAGTGCAAGTTGAACCAGTACCACCATTATACAAATCACCATTGCCGCCTGCGCCACCTGTTGTGGTTCCAGTAGGAGAAGCATTTGTATTATTGGCACCTCCACCACCGCCACCAATTAAACCTCTGCCACCTGCACCGCCAGTGGTTGAAGTAGCCGCAGTTGCGGTGTTTCCATAACCACCACCACCACCTGATACACCAGCGCCGCCAGCAACTCCATTTGTTGAACCACCACCACCGCCGCCTCCATAACCAACAGCGCCAGTAGCAGCGGCGGAAGGAGCGCCTGTATATGAAACTCCACTTGCACTTGGTCCACCATTTCCAGCACCACCACCTGCGCCACCCATTGTTCCAGCAAGCGCTGCTAGGACACCACCACCACCAGCACCACCACCAGCAAAAACCATCCCAAATATAGTTGAGCCACCAGTACCACCACTGGAAACTGAACCACCAGTTCCTCCTGCACCTACAGTGCAAGTATTTGTTACATAAGTCCAACCAGCAGAATAACCACCACCACCACCACCACCACCTGCGCCACCAGCAACTGCGGTTTGGCTTCCACCACCACCTCCGCCGCCAATGCAAACTGCATATACGCGTTTGATTTCAGCGGGGATTCCAGTAACCGATCCTGATGAAGTAATTGTTTGTTGTAGTTTTAATCCCAATGGAACATCAGAAAATGATGAATTTGTATTTATCGTTTCGCTCATTTAGTTTCCTTTAGTAGTAAAGATAAAGTACGCCGTTACCACCAGTGCCGCCTGTTCCTGAATTGTTTGCGGCTCCACCACCGCCACCACCATCTCCGCCGTTACCGCCGTTGTTTCCTGAACCAGCAGCACCTACTCCTATGTAGCCACCGCCACCGCCGCCTGCGCCTGCGGTTAATCCTGATGCAACTGTTGAACCTGCACCGCCGTTAAACAAGTCTCCGTTACCGCCAGCACCACCTGTTAAGGCTCCAAGTGGTAGTGCGTTGTTGTTGTAAGCACCACCGCCCCCGCCAGCAATTAAACCTCTACCACCAGCACCACCTGTTGCAGTGTTTGTAGAACTTGTTTGTAAGGCTGCAGCGCCACCTGAACTTGATACACCAGCAGCACCTGCACTGGCAGTAAAAGAATTTGCGCTACTTGATGCACTTGGTCCACCAGCACCATAACCTATGGTTCCACCTACTGCTGCGGCAGCCGATGGCGCACCTGTGTAACTAATTCCACTTGCTGAAGCACTTGGTGCAGCACCAACAGCAGATAATGCACCGCCACCGCCTGCGCCGCCCATTACTGTGGCAGTTCCATTTGCAGTTCCAGAGCCACCTGCACCACCGCCTGCAAAAACCATCCCATAAACAGTTTCGCCACCGCGTGAACCATTGGATACGGAACCGCCAACACCACCTGCACCTACAGTGCAAGTGTTGGTTACGTAAGTCCAGCCAGCAGAATAACCACCAGCCCCACCGCCACCACCTGCTCCCGTTGCAGAACCGCCACCACCACCACCTGCAATGCAAACTGCATATACACGTTTGATTTCAGCAGGAATTCCAGTAACTGAACCTGATGAGGTGATAGTTTGTTGTAGTTTTAATCCCAATGGAACATCAGAAAAAGATGAATTGGTGTTTATTGTTGCACTCATAATAGTTCCATTCTAATAGAAAATGTAAAGTATGCCTGCGCCGCCAGTGCCAGGTGCAGATGAGCCGTGTCCACCACCACCACCACCACCACCCAAACCACCATCGCCACCAGTAAATCCCGAAGCATTAGAGCCGTTACCTGCAATACCCGCACCACCACCGCCTGAGGTATTTGATGATGGGCTTGTAGAGCCCGTTCCACCTGTGTAAATAGTTCCATCTATACCAATGCCGTTACCACCGTTACCGCCTGTGCGTGTTCCTGTAGTAGTAGATGCAATTCCACCACCGCCACCAGCAAGACCAGAACCACCATTGCCACCAATGTTTGTTCCAGAACCTGCGGTGCCATTAGGCGCACCACCACCACCTGAAATACCGTTGCCACCATTAGCACCAGAAGTACCAGTTGCACCACCTGCGCCAGAGCCAACATTGTTGGAAGCGCCACCAGGAATACCCCAATAATTAGTTCCACCAGCACCGCTATTGCCACCCGCGCCCAGTGTGCCACTATCACCTGCGCCAGCAATGATGTGACCATAGCGTGTGTATCCTGCAGAACTTCCATTAGGAACTCCACCTGCACCAATGATGCAAGAAGATTGTGGGATAGTCCAACCCCAAGAGATACCACCTGCGCCACCACCGTTGCCTTGATTCACGCCTCTTTGACCACCACCAGTCAGAATGACATAGACAAATGGAATATCAGCGGGAATTGTTACCGCACCCGATGAAGTAATTGTTTGGCGTAGTTGTAAACCAAATGGAACTGCAAAAGATGTTTGTGCAATAGGAGTAGAAGAATTATTCCAATTTAAAACCTGCCCCGTTGGGCGTTTATTTAATGGGTTTGACATTTGCTCTCCTAGTAAAAAATGTAAAGTATGCCTGCGCCGCCAGTACCGCCCGTGCCACCACCCGAACCACCACCACCACCGCCGCCAAGCCCACCAGTGCCACCTAAAGTGGTTGAAGCGCTAGAACCATTAGCAGCGATACCAGCGCCACCGCCACCGCCACCGTTTGTTGAAGTACCAGTTGTTCCTGTACCACCCGTATAAATAGTTCCATCAATACCTAAACCGTTACCACCATTACCGCCTGTACGTGTACCTGTGCTTCCTAGTGCGCCGCCACCACCGCCACCGACTAAGCCTGAGCCACCATTACCGCCCGTATTTGTTCCAGTGCCACCTGCATTTGAGCGCCCAGCACCGCCACCTGAAATACCATTACCACCATTACCACCAACAGAATTGAGTGTTGTGTTAGCGCTACCACCGCCACCACCAGCACCAGCAGTTCCACTTACGTTAGCGCTTGCACTAGCCGCGCC